TGTTTGAGATGCGGACTTCGTCAATAAGTCCGAGAAAAGGATATTGAATTTTATCGCTGTAAATTCCGACCAAGCTGGGGTATGTGCTTTCTTTTACAGCCTCAATGGTCGAAGAATCCATCTTAGTTGCCTGTCCGTTTTTGTATACCTGTGCAACCGTGCCATCCAAAACTATATCGAGTTTTACCCATTCACCATCATTAAATTTTGGGGTAAGTAGAGCCGCTGTCCCACCGGAACCCCTGATATAGAGCCTTCCATCTATAAAAACAAGATACATCCCAGCGTCGCTATTCCAGTACTGTTTATCTATGAATAGAACAAGTGTTCCAGAACTTGAGAAGTTAAACCAGCAAGAAAAGGTTACTGGGTCAATACACATTCCTGGGGGGTATTCAATCCAGTCATTCACCCCATCAAAATCTTGTGCATCATCTATCTTTCCGTCCGCCTCTATCGGCTCATTCGCCGCAAGTTTTGTTCCATCATTAGCGTTTACGGTGCTATCCCTGACATGTGAAGCATCAGGGTCATCTCTCATATGTTGAACCATTTTGTAATTGCTATCCCAGACATTCTGTCCTAGTGTGCTTCCGACATCTCCTACATAATCAGTATTATCAGGTGCTGTATTATCATAATAAAGATAATAAATTGTGTCCGCTGAACTGGATAAAACATCTCCATCTCTTCCTGCGTGTAAAACTCCCACCTTATTTACGCTATCCCATTGCTCTATTTCTACATATAACTGAGTTGTGCCATCTGATTTAGTAACAGCTATTTTATATTTATTATCTCCTAATTCATCAAAAACTTTCTGGGTATCCCCATTGCCATTTTTAAGGAAAAATGTTAAAGGAAAGTGAGATAAATCACTATCAATTAAAGTATGGTCTGCGGTTATTTTTATTCTTTTTTGATATCCTGTTAGCCACGCCATAATTATAGATAAGTTAATTAATAACTAGTTGTTTATTTCTCGAACATTGAACCAAATTCACTAATAAAAAATGGACTCACTAGAGCCCAACAAAAAAGATTCTCCTTTCTTCCTGGTTCTCCAGGAATAAGAATCTCTTTTTCTTTATTAAAATATCAAGCTGGTTGCTGGGCAAGAGACGAAAGAGATTCCCATAAAGAGAACGCCTCCTACCCACGTGGATAAATCTCATGCCCAGCAACCAACTTAATATTATTTTAATTCAAATTATCTATTGGGTCAATTATTTAATTTTTCTTCAAGCCAGGGTATTCTCACAAATTTTCTCAAATCAAGTTTGCATAAATAAGAGTATTTAATAAACTCTTTCAACATTATTTTTCTTGAGTTTAAGACTTTCTCTCTGTGTTTTTCAGTAAATCCTTCATTTTTGATATAACCATCCATAACTTTCATCAAATCTTTCACATAATCTTCTGACCAAAACTTCCCATGGTTCATTATCATTCCTTCTTCGGTTCCACTCAATATCAAATTTCCCTTCCTCATCATTCCAGTTTCAATTTTCATGGAAAAATGATGAATATTTGTAAGGCGATAGCTTGGCAATACTATCATTTTCTTATCTTTACCCATTTTTATTCCTAGAATATTCAAAAGCAAGAAATCATCAAAACTATCAATTCTTCTTGCATTATATAAAGCATCAAACCAATCCAAATCTTGAGGACTTAACCAAATCGGAGCAGTGGTATGAATCTTGGGATAGAGGTATTCTTTTGAACCCAGGTTCACTCCATAATGTTTTTGGTATTCTTCATTAAAATTTATAATCATGTTATTTGCAGCAGTCACTATAAAACCTTTACTTGCTACTCTAAATAGCAGATTAGCCTCATCTGACATGAAATACATGTCAGCATCAAGAATCAAAATTGCTTCATAATTTTTACCTTCTGAAACTGCCAATGCAAAACGCTCAATCGCTGTATCTTTTACTTGATCATTTCCTTCACTCTTAACTACTTTTATATTAAAATTGAAAGTTTCTTTAATTTTCTTCAGATAATCTTCGGGCAAACGGAAAGAAAGTAACAGAACATCAGCATCAATTTTCCAATAATCCATTGAATTTAATATTGCATTAATTCCTGGTAAATAATTGAGAGAACCAGCTACAACTAATAAATTTTTTGATTTCATGATAATTTTGAAAGCCAATTTTTTATCATACTATCTTTATATTCCAAAATATTGATTCGTTGAATACTATGCTTCTCTACAAAATCTTGTTTTACATAATCAGTTAACTTAAAATCTTTTTCTAAAATAAAAGAATGATTTGGCATAACTGAAAGAGCAGTCATGGCAGGTCCACTTAATACTCCTACAAATGCAAAAGAATGTTGAACTAAACCAATTAAATTTGCCAAATTAGCTTTACAATCTCTAACATCTCTATTTATAAAATCATATTTTTTATTAACAGGATTTGCAAAACCATGAAGCCAATGGGTTTCAAAAGGAACTAATCCAAATTCCAGAATTTCATTCCAAATTTTTTTAGCTATCTCAGGAGAACAATTAATTTGATTTGGTAAAGCAGTAGCTTGAAAATGAACTAAAACTATCGGACTTTTTCTCTTAGGTAATTCAATGACTCCACTAACGGGTGGAATACCAAGTTCATTGATACAACAATTTTCTACTTTGGTGAGTCCACTCCCTTCACTCATAGGAAAATTAGGTGAAAATACCAAATCATACTTTTCTTCTTCTATTTTATTCACACTAGGGAATATTTTATCTTGATCATTTTCAAGATATAATGAAAATTCAACTTTTGGATAAAGTCGTTTTAACTCATTAAAAGCGACCATAAAAGTGAGTAAATCTCCCCATCCACAATGATAAAGAATCAATACCTTTTGTCCTGGTTTGAGATATTCAGCTATTTTTTTCTTTTCAAAATTATCTATTCTCATAATCTAAGAAGGAAAATCCAAATTAACTTTCCATTGAGTATTAAATTTTTTATATTGCTCAAAAAATAATCTTATATTCTTTCTCCCAAAATCTATCAAATTGCTTTCTTTAATTTCTTCGGCTTTTTGATAATTTTTTGAAATCCACCATTTTCCATGAAACATATTCATTCGTTCATTCGCACAATATAGATAATTTCCTTTTTTCTCAATTAAATCATGATACCACCAAGTTTGAATCCATAAAGCATTCGGTAATCTAAACAAATTTCCCAAAAGTTTCTCCCAGTATAAGGTTCTAAATAAAGTACTCATGTCTCCCAAATCTCCCGAAATGCCATTTTCCCAAATTTTCTCTAAGAATTTTTGATACCTTTTTCCATCGATAAAAATTGGCATACAATGAACAGGTGGAGAAGCAGCTCCACGAACTCCTTCAATTCCGTTTTTTTGGATATGTTCTAAACTGTATCCAATTGGATTATTTACAACGATAATATATCCAGTATCCTTAGCTATTTTGAAATATTGCATAATATTATTCATGCAAACCATATCTGCATCTACTATTAATAAAACATCATACTTCGATGCAATTTCCGTAGCAAATTTCCATCTAAAAAATCTGGCTTTCCAACCTTTAACATTTTTATTAGAAGGAATATCATAATTTAGTTGATTAATTCTTACATCAATGACTGGAAAATCAAATGCTCTAACTTTCTCGATATAATCTGGTTCAAAATCATTAATTAAATAGTAATCCAGTTCTTTATTTCCATAATAATCTAAACTATTAAGAAAAGCATTAGCACCGAATTTAAAATCACCTGTTGCTGTCATTATTACTGCATATTTGTTTTTTACCATATTCCAAAATTTCTTAATATTAATTTTTTTTCTTTTTCATTTATAAGTTTATTTCTGAAAGATATTTTCCATCTTGTTGCGATATTTTTTCCATGAATAGTAACCAAATATTTTCTTCCCTCTAATTTTATCGCATCAAAGATTCTCGGAACATCATGATGAACTTTTAATCTGTCAGTCATATCAGAAAAATATCTACTGAAGTTGAAAAAATTTTTAGCTTCAAAAAGAATTGTATAGAATGGAGGACAAGTCGGAGGATCCCAATAACATAGTTCTTGGGTTTCGGTATTTAAAACATAACCTTGAGAAAACCATAATGCCCGATTTTTTTTATAATCGTAACTTTGAATCTCCTTCACAGCATCCTTATAAAATAAGTCATCTGAATCTAAAACTGTAAAATAAACGAACTCTTCATCTTTATAAAAACTCTTAATTACTTTTAGAGATTGCTTAATTCTTTCAACCATTCCTTGATTATCACTGTGTGGTTCCCAAATTGGTTGTCCATAAAAAGTAAATGCAAAATTATAATTAAGTTTCTTAAGATACTCATATAAATTCTCAACTGCTAGATTTTTCTCTTCTTCTGGTCTCCAAGAAATCCAATGTAAAAAATTCCTGTTCGTCTGAGCCAACAAACTTTTCAAAGTATATTCTTTAAATATCTTGATTCTAAATTCTAACCATTCTTGACTTGGACAACCTTGTCTTCTACCTGTAAAAACTGTTTGAATGATATGTAAAACTGATTTAGTCATCTTAGTGATATAGAACTTTTTCATTTTAATTGAAAGTAAGGTTGAATTGCTTTTGGTTCATAGTCCTTAAACCAAGTCCAAGCTTTCTCTGTTAAGTATATCTCTTTTATTTTTCTATATAAATCCAAATTTATTTTCTCCATTTTTCTTTTTTTGGAAGTTATAGGAGTAATACCATCAAAGGCAAAAACTGGCACTTTAGCTAATTCTATGATTACATTATTGACCTGAATATGTTCAGGGTGAACATATTCCCCCCAAGGATTATGAGTATAAATACAATCATAAGGCAGAATTTTTTCTTTCAATTTTGCAATTAATTTCTCATAATTTTCAACATGAGCTTCTATGTTTCTGATATCTCGTTTATAACCTGATTCAGTCAAATTAAGACATTCAATTTTCTCTTTTAAGGGATGTCTCTCAAGCACTCTTTTTCTACCTTCGGAAACTTGAAGATTATCCTTTCTTTTCAGAAAAGCGATTATTATTTTATTAAAATCTTGTGGATTAAACCATAAAATTTCATCATCTGGATGTGCAACTACTAAAAGTTTTGATTCTTTTTTTCTACATAAAGCTAAAACCGTACCTCCCAAACCATAATCTTTCCAATTCTCAATATCATTATATTTTATAATTCTAACAAAAAAATTATTTTTTTTGAATCTTTCGAAGTAATCTAAACTATATTTGACCCAACGATCACTCCAATTCTTTTCCATCAATCTAGTTTTCTCAGAAATAATTGGAACTAAAAATAAAATTCCATTGGGCTTCAAAATTCTAAAAAGTTCTTTTATCGCCAATTCATTTTTTTCTCTAATTTGATCTATTATACAACTACAAATTATAATGTCAAAACTTTCATTCTTAAAAGAAGTTTTTCTTAAATCCATTTTTAAATCAGCTTTAGTAAAAGCATTAGTTTCTTGTAGTAAAAAATCAATGGAAATATATTCAAAATCATTTTGAAATCTTTCTTTCAAACATTTCATTGGTGAACAATGAAGCAATTTTCCTTTTTTAAATTCTTTAAATATTTCAGAATAAATCAACCAAATCAACCTATGTCTATTGCTTGATAAACATTTTGGGCATTTCCAATCATCGTCTGGATACCACTCTCCCTTTTTCTTAAATAGATTGAAATTTCCTTCAAAATGACAAATTGGACAATACATTTAAACAGAAGGGATTTCTCCCTCAAATAAGTTTTTAGCATGGGTAAAATCTTCCAAAGTATTGATATTGATATATTTATATTTTTTTTCTTTCTTTTTCAATTCTGGAGGTACCATTTCCCAAAACTCATTCATTAATTGAACTCCCCTCAAGTACATAGCAACTGCTTTTGATTCGATCCCATCTCCTTTAATATGAAATGGTTGCAGACAAGAAAAATGGATGGCTTCAATAAATTTTACTCGAAGATACCAATTGATATCAACTTTGAAAAATTGTTCAAGTATAACAGGAAAACGTTTATTAATTGTTTGAAATTCCTCTTTCGCTAAACAATCATTTACAAAGAATTCAGCCTTTATAACTCTATTCTTTTCTTTCCATCTTAATTTGAAAATGTATTCATAGATGAAATCATAAAGCCCATTGAAATCATGAAAGAGTTTAGCAATATCATACATAGGGTCTCCTATTGAGAAACCTTTGGGATCAACCAACATAAAATCAGGAGGTGATGATTTCAAATCGACCAAAATATTATCAAAGTGTGGATCTCCATGAATCATGCTCAGATAAGGAGGTTGAAGATTAGCCAACAATTTGGTTTTATCTTTTATTCTTTCAAGAATAGGGAAAATATTCTCATATTCTTTTCCATTTATTATAATTTTTTTGGCTTCGAACAATTTTTTAAAGATCGGAGCTTTTTTCATACTCAATTTCTTTCTTTCATCTACTCTAAAAAAATGGACTGAATGTATATAAGAAATGGGTGTTAACTCTCGTTTAAGTGTATAAACTTCTTCTACTAAAAATTTAACAACTCGGGAAAGAATATCTATAGCATCAGTCGCAGAAAATCGTCCACTCAAAATCAATTTTTTCAATGATAACTGATCGTAATGAGGCATAGTATACCAAACTGGTTTTGATTTTATATCATACTCTAAAATTTTAGGAAAATGCAATTTTACTCTTTCGGGCAAACTACGAAGATAACTAATCTCATTAATTAGACGTTTTGGATCATCCCAACTCTCTTTCTTGATTACTTCATCATTTTTGGTTATTGAAATTCTTGAAAAAGAACCGCCATCCATCATTAAATCTCCTGTTTTCTTTCTAATCATTTTTCTTTCTACATTCAAAACATATAGAGTCCTATTTCTAGAAAATTCATTAAGGAGCACATGCATTTCTGTATTCCTAAAAGTTTCTCTATTAGCCAAATTTTTATAATATTCAAAATCATCTGCTGAAATTTTGGTAATTCCACTATGAATCTGCCAAGGAAAGGTAGGCGAAATATAACGACCTATTTCCATCACGATATTATCTTCGACCTCAATTCGGCTACCAGCTTCAAGTTTGGATAAAGCTGTATAACTGACTATCAAAGATTTTTTGGAACAATTCAAAACCTCTTTTATCACACCCTCTTCAAATATAATATCTGCATCTAAAATCAAAACTGGACCAGATTCAATTTTTTCAAGAGCTAATCTAAGCGAATAGGGAGTTTGAGTTGTAGCATAATCATAGTTAACGATTACATTATCAAACATACTTTCTATCTTTTCATGGAAATATCCAGCAACAATAATAATATCTTTCAAACCCAAATTTTTCAATTTTTGAATTGAATGTTCTAATATTGTGGAATTTCCAAGTGGTATTAAGCACTTAGGTATCTTTTTTGTAAGAGAACCCATTCGAGTTCCCATGCCTGCGGCTAAAATTATGACTTTCATGATTATCCATTTGTTTTTTCATAATTTTAAGTCCTTGTTCTATTTCATTTATATGAATATTTTTTAAAGAATTTTTCATTTTTGGATTTAAAGGTCTGTTCTTCAATTCTTGTTTTATCGGGATAATTTTAGTTTTTGGTAATTCAAATATTTTTATTATTTGTTTCGCCCAATTGAATTTGGTTATCGGAATTTGACTGCTCAAATGAAAACATCCATTTCTCTTTTCTTTAATAAGAAAATGAATAACTTTGGCAACATCATCAATTAAGACTGGATATCGTAGATGAACATTATTGAGTTCTAAAATTTCACCCTTCCTTGACTTTTTTATTACTTCTGTCACAAAAGTTATTTTGTCATCTTTATTATTAAACCCATAAAGTTTAGGAAGTCTGATTATCAACCAGTCCTTGAGTTTTTTTACCTCACTTTCGCCAATTGCTTTAGTTTTACCATAGAAATTCAAAGGTTGAACTGAATCAGTTTCATCATATCCAGTAGATTTACTTCCTTCAAATACATAATTAGAAGAAATAAAAATCAATTTTTTTTCATATTTGGCACAAACTTTGACTATATTTTCTGTTCCAACAACATTAACATTCCAAGCAAGTATTTTATCTTTTTCACATAAATCTGGATCTGCAATTCCAGCAACATGAATCAGAATATCTGGTTGAAAACCTTTGATTAGCTTTTCAATCGAATCTTTCTTAAGAATGTCAAGATACTGAAATTCTGGTATTTTTTTAATAAATTGGGTTCCAATCACATCATAATAGTCAGAAAGAACTTGATATATTTTTAAACCCAAAAAACTATCTGCACCGATAACTAAAATTTTCATATTAAGAAAGAGGATTCCAATCTCCCCTGATACTTGGCATTTCCCACCACTTGAAATCTTTCTGATGAACTGGAATTCTCCAGTTCTTTCCATACCGAGATTTCAAATAATCCTCTATATCAGAAGGAAGATTGAATTTCTCTCCTTTAAATTCAAACTCTAAAAATTTTTCATAATGTCTTTTAGAAACTACCGAAGCAAAGAAACCTTTCTTACCTGTCTTATAGGTAGGATCTTGTCCAAAATTAAAAGCTTCATCTCCAAACTTATCCAAAACACAAACATCTATATGGTTGTCATTTCGACCAATTTTACAACCTTGAAGTTTATTTGGAAGAAAATCTCGCCAAACTTTTAAGATTTTGAAACCTTTTTTTTCAGCTTCTGGCCATATCTTGGGAATTTCTTCAGCATATTCCCTAGAAACTCCAACATCTATATCGTTTTCATCTCCTGGACAAAAATCATTATCTCTATATACACCCAAAGCCGTCCCATCTATCAAAACAAAAGGAATATTTAATTTTTCCATTATCCTCTTAAAGTCAAGCAAATTCTGAAAAGCTTGTTCTTTTTTCTTAATATTTTCGTTTTCATAAATGATAACTTTTTGTTTTCTTATGTGAATAATTTGGGGACTACCTGGAAAATCATTATCTTCTAAAAGACAAAGATGTTTTTCATATTCATTCCCCATTACAGCTCTTCCCTGATCAAAATAATTAGGTGTGGATATTATAACCCAATGAGATTTTTTTCTTGCTATTTCAAGAACTCTTAAGGCTTCTTCTTTTTCTAAATGTTCCAATACGTCTCCAAAGATAATCAAATCATAAGTTTCCATCTTTGAAAGCAATTTTTTGACATCTCCTATAAAGATTTTGTTATAAATCATTCTTTGCAACTCCGTTATGTTATCTTCACAGATTTCAATTCCATCAATTATGATTTCATTTCTCCAGTTCTTATATTCTTGTCGACTTAAATCTTCTTTCCAAATAAATCCATACTCTCTTGATAAAAAACCCCAAAGTCCAAAACCTACTCCAACATCTAAAATTCTCTTCGGACTAAGTTTCGAAAGCCACTTACAAATAATTGGAATTATATCTGGTTTAGCTACTGGCATTGTTTGAATCTATTAATAATCGCCAACCTTTATTTCGAAGAAATAGAAATGCTTTCTCTTTATAATCGATAATACCATAATATTGATCCTTTTTATCAGCTTCTATACTACATTTCTTTTCTATAGCGAATAATCTCATTTTATATTTCATTCTCGCCAAATAACATAAATATAAATCTTCAGCTCTTCTCAAATTTTCTGGGATATTTTGCAAAACAGGTTCTTCATCAAAAATTTTTCTATCGATTATCATTCCTCCTGTTCCAATATAATCAACTTCAGTTCCATATGGTAATCTCTTTAGTGAAATCCAATAACTCTCTTTAATAAAAATCTTAGTCCACCAACCTAATATGCAATTAGAACCAAATTTCTTGAATTGCTGAAAATTATATTCAACAAAATCTGGTTCTATATTTTCATCATCATCAAGAAAGATAATTGGATTCCCATTAGTCTTCGGAACTAGTTTAAACCTAGCCATTGAACCAAGGTTCGTCTCGGAATTTATAACATGAATCCTATCACTTGGAAAATTATCAATTTCTAACTCTTTTTCACTATTATTCCAAAAGTTCAGTCTAAAATCTTGAAATGTTTGTTTCTTAAACTGTTCTAACATTCTGGGAACCCTATAAGGTCTCTGAAATACTGGAATACAAATTTCAATCATTTTCACACACTTTGTTTAAAATTTCATCTTTAACCACCCAATAATGAACTGGTTTTCTGCTTACCCCTGCACTTCTTCTTACCTTCCAATTTCCATACCAATTATTCAATAATTCTTCTACATGATTTGGAATAAGAAATTCAAGACCCTTAAAATGAATCGGGACTAGATATTCAAAAAATTTGATTTCGTTGATATGCACCCTATATTTATTATCTCTTTCTTGTACCACATCGATTCTTTTGTCTTTGATTTTAAAATACAATTCGAGATCAATTTCCTCATTTCTGTAAAATCTATAAAGAAAATAACCCTTTCTTTTTCCTTTTGAACAAATAATTGGAACTTCTTTTTCTACTCTAAAACCTTTTATTTTTGCTTTCTCAATTATCAAGGGAATCTTATCGGAATTTTCAGCAAACATTCCAATATCTATATCATTATCTCCAAAAATAAAATTTCTTTCACGAATCGCACCCAACAAAGTTCCTCCAATCAGAAAAAAGGGAACTTTTAGATTATCATAAATCTCCTTAACTTCTTTTAAATCTTCAAAAGCTTTTTCGAAATTCATGATTAATTCTTTTAAACTTCTAACTTTTCAATTTTATCAAATTCTTTCTTGAATTGTTCAAACTTTTCAATTTCTTCATCGGTGGGTAATTTACATCTTCCACCCTTATAATACTTTTCGACTGCATCAACCACCATATAGGGTTCTATCAAACTAAAACATCTCGGAACTTTTTCTCCTTGAAATTCAACTAAATTTTTGCATTTTCCTTTATTACCTCCTAACCAACAACCATCCCATTCACAACATTTAAGACATCCATTTGTATAAAGATATTGAATATGAGGATAGATTTGCCATCTAACTCCTTCCTTGCCTCCTGCAACAACTACTGCTGGCTGATTAAAAGCAGCTGACATTACAAATTGAAAAGAAATAGGCCCAATTGTTCCCTCTGCCCAATAACATAATCGAATCAATTGCCTAGTATTTGTTTTACCAACTAAATCAAGAACTCCTTTCAATTTTGGATGAACATGACTTGCATGACCAATCTGAACTAATTTCACCCTTCCTTGAAATCTCTCATTAAATAAATCAACAACTTCCTGCCACCTATGATATTGTTTTAATTCATTATCTTGTTTTCTTCCTGCATTTAAAAGCCAGAAAGGTCCATCCCAACCGAATTCGCAATGTACTTGATTATACCAACTCTTTTCTTGATCCGAAATCCATAATTCTGGTCTTATTCCAGTTTTTTTGATTGGAATACCGAGTTTCTTTTCTAAATCATAACGAAATGCATCTGTAAAATGTAAACCACGCCATCCACTCTCATTTATCAAGTCATAAGTGATATTAAAAATTTCTACTTCTGGATCATCTTCTTTTAAAGGAGTTAAGCGAGGATTATTTTGCCAAATTTCGGGTGCAGGACTTCTGATATCAATCTTGTAATTCTTATAACTTTCTGCTAAATCTCCTACAGCTCTGGTAAAAGTTAATATATCACCTGGACTCTGTCCTTGACGAAGGATTACTTTTCTTTTAGCATTAACAATTTCGGGATGTTTCTCAGCCCACTCATCCCAGTAGATATTTATATTCGAATACTCATAATGCTCAGGGACAATTGCCTTGTTTTCGTCTTTATTCATAGTTTTCAAAATAATCTTTTATACCAGATTCGACTGTATATTCTGGTTTGAAACCCCAAGAAATATCTGCTTTAGTAAAAATTTGATATTTTCCTAAATAAGGATTGCTAATGAACTTAGGTTCAATTCTTACCCCCAAAGTTTTAATCACTATTTTCAAAACATCTCTAAAATCGGTTGCTATTCCTGTTCCGACATCATAAATTCCACTTCTCAGTTTTTTTGCTATTAGTAAGGATTTGATAACATCTTTAACATAGATGAAATCTCGTTTAAACTCACCTTTGAAAATAACAGGTCGCTCTCCTCGTTTAATTTGTTCTCGCCATTGGGTAATCATACTTGCCATCTTTCCTTTTTTCTTTTCTCTAGGACCATAAACATTCATAAATCTCAATCCAACAATCGGAATCTTATTCCAATATCGTTTAGCCAATTTATCATTCGTTAATTTGGTCTCACCATAGGCATTCAATGGAAAATTATTATTGCCATAAACTGAACCAGAGGAAGCATAAACTAATCTTACTCTGTTATCAACGCAATATCTTAAGACATTCAAAAAACTTACGATATTATTTCTATACATCTCTATGTCATCAGAAAAAGTGGTATCTGTATTCGCTGCTAAATGAAATATAATATTGGGTTTCTTATTTGGAAAAAATTTAACAGAAATATCATCATTATATTCTTCAATAAGGTTTTTGCTATCTTCTTGTAATTTTTGAACTAAATTTGAAGCAATAAAACCTTGACTTCCAGTAACACAATTCTTAATTTTATTTTTCTTGGCCATAAAAAAGAAAAAAAGAGTTCAGAGTCATTTTGATTTTTGAACCTTTATTTCACCTACATTAACTATATGGCAATTTGGACAGAGCTTTTCTAATTTGGTAACTATTCTTGAATCGTTTTCATAAAATTCTTCAATTTTTAGTTTCTTAATCATCTCTGCCTTCCATCTTATTTCTTTCTCAAGAGTTTTTTCATTAATTGTTATAGCATTAAAATAAACTGGATGTTTCTCTCTTATTTTTCTATTTACCCTTTTTATTTCTTCAAAACTTCTACCCGTGATTATTGGAGCATCCTTTTCTGGTTTAATACCCGCTGTGATTACTCCATCATAATCATAGGCCCTTCTTAACTGAACTTTTCCCGATTGTTCTTTTCTATAAGAATCTGAATCTTCATGATGAGAAGAGAACTCTACAATTTGAGCATCTGTTAATCCAGTAAATCTGTGTAATACTCTGGGTTTGATATGAACCGAATCTTTTGGTTTCATTATCCATTTTTTTCTTTCTACTTCCATTAGAACTTTACCACGAATAAGATAGAACGTTTCATCTTTTTTCTTATGATAATGAAGACTACAACGAAAACCCCTCTTCAATTTTAAGAGCTTTCCACAATAATCTTTCTGATTTTGAATCCAAATTTCTTCTCCCCAAATTTTTGAAACTTTTTTAATTTTATTCATGAATTAATTCTTTTAAAGAAACAACAGAAGTTCCGAATCGAGAAACAACAATTCCAGCAGCCTTATTAGCAAGTTTCATCATACTCTCAGGATTAGTAATTCCAACAGACAAACAATAAATTAAGACTGCCATTACTGTATCACCAGCACCCGTAACATCAATAACTTCCTTAGATATAACAGGAACATTCATTCTAAATTTTCCGTTTTCATAGTAATTTATTCCATTCTTACCTTGGGTAATAAAAGCTTGAGGAAAATTCACATTATAAGCTTCCTCGTATTCCTTCCGATTAATTTTCAAAATCTGTGAACCTTTGAAAACTGATAAATCTTTCTTTTTAGTATCAACTATAGTTGCTTTTCCACCATTAACAATTCCCTTATTATAATCAACAAAAGCTATCAAATCAAATTCAGAAGAGGGATATTCCAATCTTTCTAAATCTTGAGTTCGATAAACTTGGGGTTCATCGACTCTTAAAAGTTGTTGATTCTGAGCAACAAACCTTGTCTTAACCAAGGAAACACAATTCTTAGGAGTTCTAACTTCGAAGGAAAAATTTTTCAAAAAATTTTTATCTACTATTGTAAATACTACAGGCTGAATGCCCAAAGAGGATAAATTTTTTGCCACGTTCAAAGCACCTCCCAAACGAATTTCTGTCTTTTTGATATCCAGAACTGGAACTGGAGCTTCAGGAGAAATTCTATCAACTTCTCCAAAACAATATTTATCCAAAAAACTATCACCAACTATTGCAACTTTCATGACAAATATCCTTTATTTTTAAACAAATCCTCTTTTTCAAAAGAACGACCCTTTATTTTTTTTAACAACCGAGTTGTTGAATAGTTTGCTAATCTTGGAATAATCACTACCTTTCCACCATAATCTCTTACAAAATCATGTCCTATTACTGTTCGTTTAGTGTAATCACCTCCTTTTACTAATACATCGGGTTTGATTCGTTTTATCAGACGTAAAGGATTACTTTCATTAAAAATCTCGACTTTATCAACATATTTTAAGGACTCAAGAATTTTCTTTCGTTCTTCTTGATTATTTATCGGTTTTCGTTTTATTCTTGTTGCTGATGTATCAGAATTAAGACCAACTATCAAAATATCTCCTAATTTTTTTGCTTCTTTCAACAAATAGATATGTCCCAAGGTTAATAAATCATAAACTCCATTTGTGAATACCACTAATTCTTTTTTATATACTGCACTATAAATATCTTTTCTTATTCCGCATTCAACTTCTGGATAACCAGATTTAATAAGTTTGAAACCTCTAGCTTCAAAGAATAAATTCAAACTTTCCTTTGTAAAATAATGAAGATGTTCTCCAGTATCAAACTTAAAATGTTTCCAACCTCTTAATTTTTTTCCATCTGGAAGGATAGGTAAAGAAATGTAAACATAACGAGTCTTCTTAAATATCTTATCCAAAACTCTAAAATCTGGAATATGTTCCAAAACATCGCAAAAAAAGATTAGGTCATAAGATGTATGCCTAATCCCAGTATATTTTATTGGAAATTCACCAATATCAAAAGAATCAACTAAAACCCCTTTAGGAGAGAATTTAGTCAAAAAGTTGGCTCCTGCTCCATAATCCAAAACGATCTTTGGTTTCAACTCTTTAACAAAATTCCAGCGAACTTTATTTAGTTTTTTCGCTGTTTTCTCGTAATCTTTTGAAATTGTTTTCCAATATTCTTTATTATATCGAAACAAATTTTTCTCTTTTTCCATGGTGGGAATCTCTTTTAAGGTTAGAGAATCTCGGAAAGGTCTAATTCTCCAACCCACTTTCTTCTTTTTTTAATTCCTTGAGACCTTTCCATTTCATTGAGTTCAACGAATCTAACAAAGATAGATTCTCCCCCAATGAAAGACTCAAGGATGCTTAATCTATTGACTTTGAGAATTACCAATCAGAACTTCCAGCGTATGCATACTGCCACATTCCAAAACCAGCATTTCCTCGCCAACTCACACCGAAATATATTTTCTTTCTCATGAAATCTTCCCAGGTATTTCCAGCATGAGTTTCAAATGTGATATCTTTTCTTAATTGTAGGATAATTGGTTTTACTATTCCATTGGTATCCATCACACACCAGAAGTTAGTTGGCACACGAGAAGTAACATATAAATCTAACAATCCTTTCATCACATTCGTTGCAAGTTTTGTACCTGATACCTCAGTTGGGAAATATTGACTATTCAAGATTTCTCTCGCCAAGAACATGTTATTAGGATGAACTACTAACAAGTTTGGCCTGATATCCATTTCATTTCCTTTATCATCTACATATTGCATCATTGTCTGAATAGCAGTCTGCAAAGCACTAAAACTGAAAGCTGTACCTGTTGCTATATTGGATTGAATTCCTGAACTACCAGATGAATGAGATGCTGAGAAGAAGGGCTGACCATCATAACAAGTGATATCCTTTCCCTCAAATAATCCAGTACCAGTAGATAAATTACCTTGACCCAAAAGGGTATAAACCAATCTACCCCAGAATCTTTTTGCCTTATCAGCTAAATCTCGAACTCTAATATTAATCTGCCCATAAAGCTCATCTTCCAATGCATCTTTATCAACTGCTATAGTGCTTTCCCAACTGTAGTTCTTGATGCTGAAATTGTGTTCGAGTAAAGCTTCAGGAACTCGTTCATCCTTCCATTCTTTTAGTTCAGGGACTCCACCTCTATTAACCTTTTATATTTCTATAAAAGCTAGACCATCTCATCCACTAAAAGTGGTCTGACGTATGGCCGTTGAGGATCTTCAATCTCTGATAATCTAAGATATCTAAATCAGAATACGGTCTTGAATTTGATAAGGATAAACGCCTTTCACAAAAATCTTTTATGATAGCGATTTTCCCATTTAAATCAATAGTTTCAAATCTTTTACAAAATTTAAAACATCTTTTAAGACCTAATATACTTATAACATATTTTGGTTTATTCCGATTTTTATCAAATCGCTGGATATGATGAGGAATTTTTTTATTTTCAAAGAATCTTTGAATTGAATTTTTCCCAGTTTGAGAAGTAGTAAAGAATCTAATTCTAGGAATATACTTTGTTCGTTCACCCTTATAATTTCTTTTGATTATAGTAGCACTACCATCTCCTTCCCAAAATCCCATCAACCAATATTTATCAATTTTCATTGTTGAAATCTTCTCTTTTTCTAAACTTGATTGAAAAGATTCTTTATAATTTTGGCGAAGCTTTGGTTCTATTTTGAGACTCTCTTTTATAATCTCAGATTGATATTTTTTGATAACTAATTTGGGATTAATCAATTTAAGCCATCTGGAAACCTGTGGATCTCCTTTGATAAAAATAGAAGTTTGAATTCTATACCAAGATTTTCGTTTTCTAATCGTAAGATGAAATTTAATCTCATTCAACTTAAGAAAATTGATATAACAATCAATAATCTTGGAATTAGTATTCACAAATCCTATTATCGGATTCCAATATTTTCTTTTCTGTTTCTCAAAAGTAAACCAACCTTCGGCATCAAATAATCCAGCGATATAAGATTGAATTTCCTGCTGATTGCCCGTTAAAATATCTTTCATATATTACCTAATTAGTTATGAAAGCTTTAGGGTTTTCCAGCATTTAGTCAGATTTTTCATGGTCAGGTGGTTTCTAACCATGCATATGGTTCAACGGATTTCCCTGATCTAATTAAAGTAGCAACTCTTTCCCATTCAGGAACGGTCATTTTCAGTTGTTTCATAAACTCCTTTCTCATTCCCGCAAGCAATAGATTAGGTATATCTGTTTTTGTTAACATAGTTTATTATCCACTCGAACAACTTGAACTGCAACTTGAGCTTGAACTCTCACTAGAACTAGACGAGCAAGAACTTGAAGAACTCCAAGATTCCTCTGTCCAAGTAGTTGAAGTAGCACAACAAATATCAACTTTTACTAAAGTAGAACTGATATAACCAACTACTACACCTACAAGTACTCCATTAGTAACTTGCTGTCTAAGTCCAACGGTATTATCATCAACTACAAATACCTGATGACCAACCCAAGATTGAGTAGCTCCAGAACATGGAAGCTGAAATACTCCGTTTCGGAATACTCTTACTCCTCTGGCTCCATCTGAGTCGGTATCTACGTCATCAGATAAAGAACGCTCAACAGCAATCCCAGCAAAAGTATAGCCAGCACTATCCGTTGCAGCATACAAATAACCATTGCTATTATTAGTAGTCACAATCGCTCCTTTATAAATATCTTCACCATTCTTAATCGGATAGTAGATTATATGTCCATCTTGACGTTTGTCTTCAAAGTCATCACTGAGTGCCATCAATTATTAATTTGTTAATGAATTAAAATGGAGTTGATTTTTCTTCCCTTTTTCCTTCTTTCTCTTTTTTAAATTCCTTATAAGCTTCTTTTTGAATATCTTCACTCAAACCCATTTTATCCATCTCTTCTTTTATTTCATCGGGAATTTTTTCTTCTTTCTTCTTATCTTCTTCTATAGTTCCGAATTCTTCTAAAGAGAAAACGGGACTTCTAGACTTCAAATACCTTTTTAAGGCTACATGGAGGTCGACCTTCCTTCCATCAGCTAACTCAATTGGAGTATTTGAAGCTAAAAGAGGAAGTAGAAGTTCTTTTTCAACGGGAGTTACTTTCCCCTGTCTCAAAAGAGCTTCAAATGTCTTTTCAGCTTCGGCTAACTCAACTCCTTCTTTAGCCTTAGCTTCTTCGGATTCTTCTTCAGTTTTGGTCTCTTCAGTTTCAGTCTCTTCAGTTTTCACTTCCTCTTCTCCCTCGGTTTCCTCACCGACTTCTGAAGACTCAGTTTCTTCTGAAGTTTCTTCTGCTGAAGTTTCCTCTACCGAAGTTCTTTCCGAAGTATTTTCATCTTCATTTAATCTTATTTTCTTTTCAATTTTTTCTATTTTTTTTGTAATTTCATCAAGAGTTAAGGGTGGTTCTGCATTCACTATTGGAATTACCAGACTATCTTCAAATTCTTCTGATAAGGGAACAAAATTTCCTAATCCTTTAATGTAGGGTTCATTTACCAAGGCTGCATGAAATAAGGTTGGACCGACTTGTTCACCAGTATCTTTTTTAAGGTAATTTTCTACAAAGCTAGCAGAAATACCTTTAATAAGTCCTTTCTTGATTTTCTCAGCGATACTATCATCCTTAACATCAACCGTTGCTATCAGTTTATCTCCACCTTTAGATAATTCCAAATCAACTAATTCTCCGACATTCTTTGAAGGATCATCACCTGCTGGGTGCCCCAATGGAACAAAGACATTATCAATAACCTTATTTTTAAAATTCTTAAGCAATTTCTTCAATGTTTCTTTAGTTATTTTTAATATACCATCTCTTCCAGCTCCATGAAACCAAGTTCCTTCTCGTAACAATTCTTTTTTGAATTTGGTTCCTTCGCTTAATCGAATATCACCCGAATTGAAAACTTGATAAACTAATTTTTCATTTTCTGATAAGTTCTTCTTCTCTGGATAAGGGTAAGCTAAAGGTTGACCTACTCTTCTTAATTTATCAATCATAGTTCTGATTTTCTTAAGTTCAGTTAGTATCTTTTTATCAGTTACCTTTTTGATCAATTCATCCAAAGAATCTTTGATTATGTCAATTGCTCCACCATCCTTCTTGATTCCTTTTGGATAACGATAAGGATAACCATAAGGATAGCCGTAGGGATAACCATAGGGATAACCATAAGGATAGCCATAAGGATAGCCGTAGGGATACTTCCTATTTCTTTTTAATTTCTTCTCTACCTCTTTTGATTTCTCTTCTCCTTTCACTTTTCCTTTACAAATTTTCGCAGCCTCTTTAAAAGGAGTTCCTTTTTTCAACTCTTCTTTCATACAATCAGTATAAGCAGATTTTTCAAACTGCATTATTTTACCAGACTTTTTGACTTTTTTGCTACAGATTTTTGCTGCTTCCTTAAACGGAGTTCCTTTTTTGAGCTCTTTTTTCATACACTGAGTATAAGCTGATTTCTCAACATAAACTGGTTCAGCTAACTCTCTTTCTGTTCCTTCCTCCTCTTCATCTTCTTTATCATCATCGACTTCTTTCTCCTTTTCTTCTGGTTCTTCGGTTTCTTCCTCTTTTTCTTCCTCTTCTTCATCATTAGTTTCTTCCTCTTTCTCGGTTTCCTCTTCATCAGTTTTTTCATCAGTTTCCTCATCTTCTTCAGTTTCTATTTCATCAGTTTCTTCATCTATTTCATTTTTTTCTTCTGTTTCTTCCTCTTCCATCTCTTCAGTTTCCTCTTCGACTTCTTCTGGATTTCCTTCTTCAACCTCACTTAACTCTTCAAAATCTTCTTTTAAATTTTTCTCCATAATTTTTTCAGCCATATCAATGGCCTTTTTAATATACCATCGAATGACTTTAGCTTCTGGATTTGCACCTTGAGGTACCAATGAAACTTCCTCAATGCACAAATCCTTAATTAATCTTAACTTCAAATCAGGAAATAGTTCGACCTTTTCACCATAATTCACTTGTCCTTTTACTGACAAGGAATTGAGTTCTCCTGACTTGACTTTTTCAATTATTGAAGGTTTTGATATTTCAACCTTAATCCAAATTCTACCTTTATCAAAATGACAATCGAGAACTTTTCCGATTATCTCCTTGGTATGATTCAAACAAAACTTTCCATTTCTTTTAAAATCTTCAACGCATTTTTTCAAAGCAAAATCTGTAATTATATCATTTTGTAAATCAAAATCATTCGCTGCTGCAAATCCTTCAAGAATAAATTTTCCTCCTTTTTCTTCTCTTTCATTTAGAAAAAGTGGAAAATTAAATTCTATTCTTGGATAATACAATAATTTATTCATAAGGGTCAAGAGTTTATTTTGGTCTAGGCAATTTGGTCTCTTTGAAAACCCAAAAATTGCTTGTGTTTTCTCTTTCCAAGACCCATAAACCTTTTAATTTTTCGCCTTTAAACTCAAATTTTTTAAAAGAATCAGAGTCTTCATAAACAACTGCCTTTCCTTTGTCTATTATCTTAATATATGAACTCGTAGCTTTCGTAGGATTGGCATCCTCTATTCCTGGAGGCAATTTTGCCAATTCTTCCTTTGACATCTTTGCCCTTTCATTCTTTGGTGGCAAATACTGAGAAACTTCCATCCATTCTTTATATTTACAGGGTTTCCAAAGAGCGGTTACTTCCTTATTCTTCAAGGGATTCTGATTAAGAACAAAATGCATCAAGCCTGGCTGATCGGGGAAATTAAATCTTAGATCCCAATGTTCTCTAGAGACTCCCGCCCTAATAACCCTTTGCCCCCGCCACCAATGTCGTTGCAAAACAAAGGGAACTATCCTTATCTTCTTAACCTGTAAAAGTTCAATCATAATCATTTTCATATCATTAGGCCGTTTTTCCAACCAAGTTATGGCATCTTTCAACCATTCTTTCTTAAATGGATGAAGTTCTTTAAACTCTTGGAGTGCTTTCTCAACCCTTTTGACTTTTTCTGGATAAGGAGTTCGAAGCCAGAAAGTTAAAATCTGCTGGGACAAAATATAGCGATAAGCAGCTTTTGCCCAATTTGCACCTGGGTTCAATTTTTTCTCAACGAGAACTTTTCCAAGTTTCTCAACCAATTTATCTCGCACCTCTATTCTTTTTTTCTCATCATCGAATTTCCAATATTGAAATTCTTTAGGAACTTTTTTTCTTATCTTTTCTGGTAAAGCAGAAACTTCTTTTGGAGGAATCCATTTCTTATCAACAGCCGCATCTGAGATCACATAAGGAGTTTCATCTAACGGCTTAACGAGGAACCACGGTGCCTCTTCCCTAAATTTTGTTTCCCTTGCTGGAGGTATGACTTCTTGTTTTTCTATTTTGCCTCGAAATTCAGCAGGTCTTAGTTGTCTGAAAAACCATCTGCCCTTAAGTTTACCGCCAGAAAAGAAATACTCATGAAAATAAGGTTTTTGAGCACCATATTGGCAATAACCTTTATCAATAATATGGAAAACTCCTGGTGCCGTTTTTGTTGCCCCTGGTGAACCCACTGGAACTATCCCTTCGACATTCAACCACTCAATAGGCTCAGCACTTTTCCGCATCGCAGCCAATTCAGCATATTTTTTCTTATACCCAGGTTTAATCCCAGGTCTTAACTTTGGCACTCCTTTTTTCCAGTCAATTTTCCAAATATCTTTCGAATCTAGTTCTTTTGCTTGTTTCATTGTAGTCACTGGTTCTTTAATCGCTCCCTTCACCATATCTGCAATAGTCCAACCCAACAAATAATTATTCTGTTTAATTCGAAGATCACTATGACAAGACTTTAATCTATAATGATGCTGAATAACATAAGGATATTTCTTTTCCACTTTCGGGTATTCCATATATGGATCGTGTTGTTTCTCAACTAATTCTTTAGACACTTTCTCATAAAGTTTCTTTGACCATTTTTTCATCTTTTGAGGTTCAAATTCATGTTTCATCCGTTTCTCCTTCACCCTCTTTTTTATTTCGTTATAAATAATCCTTGCTAAACTAATAACCTGTTTCTCTGTGTATTTGAATTTGTTTCCTTCTTTGATTCTAGAATACCAAGCATTCACTATTCGCCAATCATCGGCTAATTGCTTATTATTCGGTATCTTGGGATTATATTTGATGTCCTTGATTTTTTCTAACTCAGAAAGATAAATAATCTTTCCTTCTTTCGTAATCTCCTTCTCCTGTAAACAATAATTCTTCTTTGCTCGCTCAATCGCTTCCTTAACTGTATCGGCTTTCCTATTTACCTTACGCATCACTCTTGGTGCCCAAAGACTTATTCTCCAAGTATCATCTTTCAAATCATGTTCGACATTCAGAGTTTCACCCTCAATCTCTAGAACATCACCCTTATCAGCTTTTAAGGAAGTAGAGAAAGTTCTACCAGAACGATGATAGAAAACATTGCCAAGCTCTTCTGTTTTCATTTTATATTTGCCAGGTTCTAAACCGAAATAATAGTTATATACCCCTTTCACTTTAGTCTCTTTAATATCAAGAACTTTGCCATAAATTGCTGTTGAATTGTGAAATTTTACCATTCCACTCCGTATACCTTTGAGATTGAATTTGAAGTCTTTTGTCTTGCAAACATTGCCTTCTGAACCTGGTAGACGCCTTAAAAACTCTGTATGCTTTCTTAATTTCTCTCTGTTCTTCGAAAGAAGATAAGGAGCAAAATTCAATTTTATCTTAATATTTGGGATTTTCCAAGTTCTTTGTTTGAAGGGCAAAGATTCAAGTAATTTCAATCTTTTTTCAAAAGGTTCATTATGAATATCAACTTTGAAATAGGGCATATCATAAACATTAGCAACGACATGAGAATCATCAGGTATTCCTTTCTGATGAATATAACCAGCAATTACTTCTCTTGGTTTATGGTCATTATCTTCCCACCATTCCAATTCAGCCATCAATACACAATCTTCTTTAGTTAACTGTTTTACTTCTTTAACCAAAGTTGGTAGCCTATGAGTTATTACTTCACCATCTTCTGAAAAGATTTTCACTTCTTCTCCTTTTTTATGAATTTCTGCATTAAACCCATCATACTTCTTGGTCGAATAGAAAGGATATTTCCCCATATTCTCCATAACTTCTATGAACAAATCAATACTTTGTCGTTTTTCTGGATAATATCCTCTGGTTGGTTTTAGGGGCAAGAAAAATCTGAATAATTTTATCTTGTCTTCTCTTGCTGAAACCTCAGCATCCTTGATTGCTGAAGTAACTCGTGGTTTTTCTCTTAATTGTTTTTCGAAATCAGACAACCTAAGCATCCTATCCTTACTTCTTAACATCACTAAATTATAAAGTGGAATAGCATTTGTGAAAGGAGTTGAAAACTTATCATAAACAAAATGCAATCTTCTTCTAATCCACCAAGGGACGCTTCTAGCGATTCTGAATTCAATAATTCTTCTCATATCAAAACTCAACCACTCTGGTAGCAATATATCCAAATCGCCTCTAGTTGAACCCTGGTTCACTATTCCTCCTGTTAAATATATCAAAGGTCTTTGAATTATGAAATCTTTAAAATAAGGAAGGATTTCTTCCAAAATCATAAGTTTTCCCATTCTTTTTCCCGAAGTGTAAATTGGTGCCGAACCTTCACTCAAATTAATGACAATGTTATCAGTAGCTATTATAATTGGAACTTTAGTTAACTCTCGAATTTTAGTTAACAGAACATCATCTCCATAACTCAATGGTTCTTTGCCTAAATGAGTAACTACTATTCTTTTAACTTTGCCTGGCAAATACCAATTTTTTAATTGATTTATCAAACTACTATGCCCGTATGGTTCACCCTTTTTACCTTTCCTTCTTGCCAAGGTCCTGGTAAGAGAGGAGCCATCAATAATTGCCAAATCTAAATCTTTGACATACTTCTCTCGATCTCCAGAATGCCAGCCCAAAATATCGGTTGCTTGCAAAACTCTCTTATCTCCCATTTCAATTAGGAAAACATGCATTTTGGCTCGAATGGAATGTAAGACAGGAATTGGAGTTATCTTAAAAGGGCCAAGGTTAAAAGTCTTATAAGATTCGTATTTTGTCCTCGCATCTATATTGAAATCTTTATAAAGATTTGGAACTTCTTTTTCAGTTTCTTTGGAAACTATAATAGCCATATCCTTCAGACCCAAAAGATGATCAGGATGAGAATGACTAACCAAAATATAATCAGGTTTGATTTTCTCTAAATTTCCTTGATTTATTTTTCCATAATCCACTAGCAGTCTCTTACCCTTATACTCATATAAGATTGAAGTATGAAATCTGTGTCCAGGACCTTCTTCTTCAATCAAACCTTTGGTTCCATAAAATGTTACTTTATAACCCTCTTTGCTAAACCTCTCCTTGAATTTTTTTGCTTCCTTATCCAAATCGTCATCAAAAGGTTCATATTCCAATTTTCTCTTTAATATTTCATCTTTAAGAAGGATATGATAGTTAATGCAATCTTCTTTTGAAGCTGCCGATTGTTGCCAAATCTTATGGATTTCTCTGTGAAGTTTCAAAAGTTCTTCATCACTCAATTTTGCTGGATCACCAAAGTTCATACTCTTAAAAGTTACATTTTCTAACCAAACCTGAGCTCCTTTAGGTCTTAAAATTTCTTTGGGTGGATCGAATTTTGAAATGAGTTCTATTGGATAATAATATAAGAATTTTTCTTTTGACCACCATCGTTTTCTTTCATCTTCTGAAATTTGATGAAATTTTCTCAACTCTTTAAACTTTCTTAGATTAATTTTTCTACCTTCCTTTATTTCAATAATTCCTAAAGCTTTATTATCTTCAATCAAATAAACTGGAATCCCGATGTATTTAGTGAATTTCCTCGAGCTAACAATTGCTTTTTTCTTTCCTTTCCAAATCAAAGTTCCATGAGGTTTAACCAAGATTTTTCCAGGCAACAAAACAGTTCTCCCAGGTTGCAAAAGCTGAGGAATATCTGACGGAACTAATAATTTTTTTAACTTTTTAGTCATCTTTTCTTGTTTTAGCATCTAAAGGCCAACCGCACTTGCTACAGTGGCTATTTTCAGCTTTATTTTTTGTTCCACACTTAGGACAAATTTTTTTGCTTTCGGTAGATGCCATTGGTAAATTTTTCACCTAATTTATAACATTTGGCTTCTAAATCAGGCTCATATTTTAAATTCAATAATTTTTCTTTTAAGACCTTTGGGGTTCTTGGTGCATTGATATTCAGTTCATCAGCTCTCTTCTTTTTCCCTTTTTCAAAAGCCAAAAGGGGTTTTTTTTCTTTTTCAACTTTCTCTTTCATCGCCCATTTTAATCTCAATGCTTTTGCTGTTTCTGTAACAACTTCATTAACAAAACCATCTGGTAATTTCTCTCCAGTTCTCATTATTTGATTGAATACCTCTCTTAAGAATGCTTGAGAAGCATCAGCTAGTTTTTCAAACCGAATTTCTGGATAAGATTGAGTTCCAAAATTCCAATCTATCAAAGGAGCTATCGCATAAGTATTCAGAGTGGCTTCCATTTGTTTCATAATTGATTGAATAGCTAAATCAACATATTGAGAGGCAGAAGTGCCTTTTCCATAAGGATAAGCATACTTGATTTGGTCTAAAATCTGAACCAAGGCTGACTTTGTCATTTCCCTGTTGTGATGATCAATCAATGGTAATGGATCAAAACCTTTTTCACCACCCCTTTGGATTTCCAATTCAATCCCAGGTGGCAAAGTTATTCTAGAATTTATTCCCAATGTATCCACAACCTCTTCTGCTTTTTTCCTTTCAGCCGAAGTGAGAGTTTGATTAACTTTTAAAATTTTTAAACCCAAAGTATCTATCTCAGCTTTTTTATGAGAAATATAATAAAGTTTATGTTTTTTGTCATAATGATAAAATGCAGTTTTCAAAATGGATTCTCCATAAAGCCAATGTTTCTCTTTTTGAAAAGTGAAAAGCATGCACTTTTCTGGAGGAATATTAACATCAACAGAATACGATCCAAAAGTTGCAGTTTGATGAGCACCAGCAAATCCACCATGCCGATCAGCTTTTAATTCTATAGTTTGAGCGTCTCTCGGAGCTAATTTCTTCCATCCAACTTTGCCTTTATATTTTCCCTCTTCAATAATTCTAGCAACTTTTTCATAGAGCCGAAATCCTTCAAAAATAGCTCTTGTCATATCAGAAATGATAAAAGGAAGTGGTGTAGTCATACCACCTAAATGAGGGGGTGATAAAAAGATAGTTTCAATAAAATCTCTTTCTCCTCTATCGTTTTCAGCGGGAAGAATATGAAAAGGAGTTGAAACTATTGGAAGTGTTAAAAGTCTAACTATTGCTTGAACCTCTCCATCGTTTCTCTGCATTTCAATGTAGGTTTGAGGTCCAAGATCGTCTGGATTTTCTTCAGTATCATAAGCTCCAATAACTCCTTCACGAGCAATTCCCAACTCTCTAGTGAATTCTTCAAGAGTCAAAACTTTTCTCTTCTCTTCTTTTTCTACCTTTGATTCCTTTTTAGATTTTAATATAAAATCAAAGAAAGACACGGTTATTGAACCTAGGTTCAAAATCCATAGGTGCTTAGCAAGGTTATAAATTAATTATTAGACCGTTAATATTATAGCTTCCAGAAAAATTATAATGGAAATCAGTACCAGCAGCGGTAAAACCGAGAGTATCTGATGAAACATCAAAAACTAAATTTTCAGTGCTATAAGTAGTAGACCAATCCGAAGGATAAACTACCGAATAAGGTTTCCACCAAGGTTTTTCATAATGATCACCTTCATGGATAATTGCTTCAATCTTCACAACGGAAGTCTCACGGGCAAGCTTGTCGACTTTTTGTCTTTCTTCAATCAAATCAAGCCTACCCTGTTTAAAATCCTCTAAATCTTTAGTAAGAATTTTTATTTTTTCTTGTAATCTTTTAACTTTTTCTTTCAAATTCTCTCTTTTTCTCAATGTCTCCAAAATTATTTTTTTAATTTTTTCTCTTTTCTCTTTTTCGATGTCTTTAGAGGCTTCATCGAAAGCCTTTTTCACCAAACTTTTATCCATATTTTTCAACCTTGGGTCGCACCTATGGATTCTTTCTTCAATATAACAAGTAAGTAAGATAAAGGTCAAGTGTTCTCAATCCATTATGAATATTAAATAGAGAACCATAAGTTCAAAGCGGATTTGGAATTTTGATATCAGGTGAAAGAAAGAGGAGAGTTCTCTTTTTTCTCTTTCTCTTTTTTTTTCTATAATACACATTCTTCCATATCTCTTGCTCCTATCTGTACTCTCTCTCATTTGAGTTATCCACTTGACAGGGGTCTTTGGGTATGATAATATAAAATAAAGGTCAATAATAATTAAAAACAAATAAAAATATGATTAAGCACTTAACATGGGCGATGATCCAAAAGAGAAAAAGAAAAGAGAAAATTAAAAAGATATTGTTTGGAATTATTGGATGGCTGGGTTTGTTTTTGATTGCTTGTTTGTTGCTCCCGTTTGTTTGGTTTCTGTTTGTTTTAATGTTTTAAAGGTCGTAAAAAAAAATCTTTTAAAAACTATGAATCCACGCATTAACAACTATTATTTTGTAGGCTTTCATTTTGAATCAAATAGAGGATACATTACTCCTGAATATATGGTCATTTTTGCTGAAAGAAAAAAAGACGCTGAAAATAAAGCTAATATGATGAAAAAAAGTTTTGAAAAATCAGGAAGAGAAATTAGAGTAATAACTTTTTATCGTAATAAATACATAAAAGAGGCTGAAGAATTGGTGAAAGAAAAGAAATTTATATCTTAATTGATCCTTTTAGGTTTTTTGCTTGCTTGCTTTATTGTCCAGGTATTTTAAAGCAAGCATCAAAAGATCTAAAAGTTCATTAACAATCTTTAAATATGGCGAGGGTTTAAAGATTTAGAGAAAATGAAAAATTATCCAAATCAAATTAGGCAAGAAGCCTACAAGTTATTTAACAATACTTTTAATTGTTTAGATTTTGAACTATTGAAAAAAGCAATCGGAGAAGATACTATAATTGATTATATTGAAAAACCAAGCGAGGAAATTTTAAGAAAGGAAGCGAAAGATAATTTTGATGAGAAAGAATGGGAAGAAAAAACAGAAGAAGAAAAAGAGGAAGCAACGCTGACATTCTTTGAGGAAAGCGAACACTACCCCATGTGGTCTACAGTCTTCGAAGCGAAGGATGAGTTTATATCTCGAAAGATAATGAGAGGAATTGATGAGTTATATAATTTAGGAATCGGGGTAATTGCTCCTACTGAGTACACTAACGCTTGTTTATTTATCGCTGGTGCTGGTTATGATTTTTATGATGCTCATTGGATACCTTTATTTATCCACTGGGGTTGGATTGATGAAGAAAAAATGAAAGAAGAAGAAGAAAGAAACAAAATAAAATTAACTGACTGGAAAGAGTTTGGCGAAACACTTGAAAAATTGACAGAGAACAGAGACAAAACAATTAAAAGACACTCCAAGGGATTACTAAAAGCCCTAAAACTTTAACCGCCTTTTCGCAGGTTTCACCTGCCACAAGCCCGCTAATGTTTGATGCCTTGCCACATTATCGGGCTTTTGTTTTGAAAAAATTTAATCAGAAGTAAATAATCCAGCATATAGCCGAGTAGTCATATAGCCAAAACTTTACATAGCCGAATTGAAATATAGCCCGAATTTATCATAAAAATAGTTATCCACTTGACAAGGTTGCTTGATTTGCTAAAATAAAATAAGAGAGTTATCTTGTGGATAACTCCATAATAAAAGAGTGTTGGCTCTTTTAAAAAATATGAGGTCAATAGGGAAAAAATTTAAAAACTTAGTAAAAAAAAGAACATTAGAACTTTTAAAAAAAAGAGATAGAGAAAGGGAAGGCGAAAATATGAGGTATTATGGTTTGGATAATGAGATTGTAGAAAGTTTACCAGCCGAAATTTGGAATACTTGGGAAGGTGCTGATAGTGAAATAAGAAGAATAATTGATGAAACTATAAAAAATTTTGATATTATAGTTTAAATTGTAAATTATATCTTTTATCAGTTAGCATCATAACCAGCAATATGATGCTAACAATAAAGGATATAATAAAAGTAAATAAAATTATGAGAATAATACAAATAAAGTTTATCTGTCCAAAATGTCATAAACTAAAAAAAGAAAATAGATTTGCTTGTGCGGATGAAGAAGAAAATAAAAAAGCAGAAAAAAAAGTTTTTAAACAAGGTTTTATTTGTCAGGAATGTTGGAAAAAAGAAAAAATGCCGTTTAGATTTGAAAGTTTAATAAATAAGAGAAATAAACTGGCGGGTTTGAAAAGTAGAAGACAAGCGATTGAAAATTCTTAATATCTAATATATCTAATATCTAATAAATCTAATATCTAATATCTAATATCCGATCTAATACTTAATACTTGTTATCTTAATATCCTAATACTTAATTAAATTTTAGAAGGAAAAAAAAATAATCAATATATAAAATTATGAAGAGAATAAAAAAATTACTTCCTAATAAATACTATCTTGATAAGAATTTTTATCGTTTAAGGGATGAGATTTTAGAGGCGTTTAAGGAAGATCAGAAAAAGTTTAATAATGATATTTATTCTATGTTTGGCAAATCAGAACCAGAAATAATAGTTAATGAAATTATTACTATGACTTTATATAGTATAAAGCCGAAATATAATTTAAAAAAGAAAAAATTTTATTAGTTCTTTGTGATGCTGATAACTGAAAGAATTAGTTGTTGAATCTCATCAGCCCATTTTATTCTAATCATTCACTATAATTTTAGAAGAAATTAAGATTTAATTTTTGAACCCAGGTTCAATTTTAAATCTCTTGAAAGGAGTGAACCAAAATATCAAATTAACCATAAATATCTTTAAAACTATTAAATGAAACTAATATAATTATAGCAAATCAAAAGGTTGAAATCAAATTAACACATTTAATTATATGTTTCTAAATAAATATAACTTTTTAGTTGAGAAATTTGCTCTAAAAGATAGTTCCAGAATTGAATTGACAGGAATTTTCGTTTCACCAAAAGAGACTTGTGCCACCGATGGCGTTAAAATGATTAAGGTAGATACTCCAAAAAACTTTAAACTTGATGATTACCCAAAAATACCAAACAAACCGAAACCATTAACTAATTTTAAGAGTTTTATTTTGCCAAAGGAAAAAGCAAAGGATATTCTGAATTTATTTAAGACAAGAGAAAAAGATCTCGCTTTGCCAATTTTGAATAATGCTATAATAGTTAGAAATGATAAAACAGGGGTGGAAATAGGCATGACTGATTTAAAAAGTTGGAATAGTATATTCAGTCAAAGAATTGAGGGTGAATATCCCAGATATAAGGATTTATTCGTTGAAAGAGGCAATTTTATTGAAATAGAGGTTGATGTAAAATTTTTAAAAGATATAATAGATTTTTATACCGCTTTTCAGGATAAAACTCATTTGAAGATAAAAGTTCCAACTAAACCAAATGAACCGATTAGATTTGAAATGACAAGAAGAGATGAACAACAAGCCAAAGCACTTTTAATGCCAATTAAGAGTGAATAGGTTTCTGATTACGGGTTCTCATAGTGCTGGATATGAGAACCCACATCAGAAACCTATCGCAAGAATTCCAAAATCTTTAAAAGATACTGATAAGATTATCTGTTTTGAAAAAAAAGTTAAGTGAGAACCCAGAAGCCACCTTCTACCGTTTCAATATCTTAACAAACCCAAGTCCATTATCTTATCTGATATCTTAAAAAAGATTTTAGATAATTGCTTGTGAGAAGTTTCTGATGACAATTTGGAAAGACAAATTGGCTTGGTAGGAAAGACTACCACCTTGAAAATTAGATTTTTAACTGAATAGAGATGTTTCGGTGGCTTTGGTCTCTATTCTAACCTCCATTTAACTTTATGAAAACTCTCATCTTAATAATTTTTATTCTTTTGATCTTCGCTTTATTTATAGCTGGCAATCTTTTAATTGAATATATCCAGTTGAATGATGAAATTAAAGAAAAAAATTGGGATTTGATACAAGATAATAGACATTTAGAACAACTGTTAAATGCTTGTGTTAAAAAATTAAGAGAATATAAAACTCAATAAAATGTCTAAAGAACCTTCAACCCAAAATTTGGTATTAAAAGAAATTGCTTCTATATTTAGAAAATACTATGGTTATGACTATGATAAAATGTTAGAAATCTTGGCTATGTTAAGAAATACCATAAGAATTTTCAAAAATTATGAAGAAAGGCATAAAAATGACGGTGAAAAGAATAAAAATTAAAATTATCAACACATTTTAACTATGCTCAAATGTAAAATTTGTGGAAATTACTTTAATCATCTTGGTAGTCATATTTGGCATAAACATAAAATCTTGGCAAAGGATTACAAAGAGATATATGGATTGGATCACAAATTCGCTTTGATTACCAAGAAACTAAAACAAAAGAAACAACGAAAATTTTGGGAAAATCCTATTGGTCTAAAAAATCTTAAAAAGGCAAAAAATATCAGTTCAAAAAAGGCAAAACTTACAAAATGGGTTATATCAGTTCTAAACAAAAAAGAAGAATTTATGAGAGATTAGCAAAAATGAATAAGAAGAGAAGAGGAAGATGTCCTGTCTGTAAAATGATTTTTGATAACCTACCTTCTCATTTATATAATAAACATAAGTTAATAATAGCAAAATAGCAAAATGAAAACTTTAAAGGAATTAATACAATTTAAGAAAAATTTTCCAAATAAACTCTGTGATAATACGGATTGTCCTGGAAATCCCAAAAATATAAAACCAGTAAGAATGAAATCAGAATTTGGTGATGAATGGTTTTATTGGTGTGAAAAATGTCGAAAAAGAGATAAAGATATGATAAAACAATGCCTAAACTAAAAGAACACGAAATTCTCAAAAAGTTTTTACTCGGTTTAGAGAAAGGATTAGCAAATTCATTATTGATCGTTGGAAATGCTGGAATTGGAAAAACTGAAACCACTCTGCGGGGATTAAGAGAATTGGGATTGAAAGAAAATCAGCATTTTAAATATTTAAACAACTATTCTACTCCCCTTGAATTTTATCATTTATTAAAAGAGGTAAATAAATTGAGTTCGCCCCGTATTTTAATAATTGATGATGGAGAAGAAGTCATTTTTAACAAACGAATTTTGGGACTTTTACGTTCCGCTCTCTGGGGAAACTTGGAAGGAAGACGAATTGTCCATTGGATTTCGCCAAGAGCAAAAAGTCATAGTTTTGAATTTACTGGAAAAATAATTATTTTGTTGAATGAATTAAATCCAAAAAATGGTTTGGTTCGTGCCTTGATAAGCAGAGGTTTTTATTATCATTTGTCTTTGAGTAATGAGAAAAAATTAGCACTTATGAGAGAACGAATTAAAGAACCATATAAGAATTTAAATTTTAAAGATAGATGGAAGATACTGAACTACATTGAAAAAATTGGAAGGAATTCGGAAAAACTAACTTTGAGAACTCTACCAATGTCTTACAATATCTATATTTTGAGTAAAAATCATTGGAAAGAGTTGATCGCCGAACTTCTTATATAAAAAAAAGGTCGACTATACTATAATTTAAAAAAAAAGGAATTTCATTATGAAAAAATTAATCTGCCCAAAATGTAAAGCTGACTTAAGAAAAATAGGTTTGATAGAAATCTTGGATCAGGGTTATAAAAGAAGTCATTTGGTCTTGGACGAAAAAGGCAAAGTAAAAGAAATTGACTGGAAAAAAGAAAACTTTGAGAATAATTTAGGTTATTATTGCCCAAATTGTGATCAATTGATTACAACAGATGTTCCCGAATGGGCTTAAAAGTCATTTCAAAATAATATCAGATTTAAAAAAAAAGAAAAGGTCGCTCAAATAACCAAATAAAAATTATGGAAAAAGAAAGATGTCTATTATGTAATCAGGAAATTTTCCAACCGCTTTTGGATGAATATCACAAAGGATTCACCGCTCAAAAAATTATTGATATTATTGAGTTTGAATTAACAAACATTGATGAGAGAGAAAAATTATGGGAATGGTTTAATTCAAAAACACTGGTTGGTGGCATGATTTTAGATAATGAGTAATATAGTTGCTGATGAAAAAAAACCTTGTTGGTTATCAATAAAATTGAGTTAAATTAAATATGTTGTTAGTAATAATTTGGATATTAGAAATTGTAGTTTGCTTATTTTTAGCAAAATTAAAGAATAGAAGTTTGGGTTGGTCAATTATTGCTGGTTCATTATTTGGCATAGTTGCTATCTTATTCTATCTACTCTGTTCAAAATTAGCTAATTGTCCTAAATGCGGAGGGGGAATTAAAACAGATAGCAGAATCTGTCCACATTGTGGAGAGAAAATTTGAACCCTGGTTCAATTGACTATCTGTCCTTATTAGAATCCATTCCAAACTCTTAACTTTTAGTCATGGAGATCCTCACAAGCGACCCTTCATAACCTCCTCATAAGAAGGATAAGGAAACTTCTTCTTCTCTATTTGATATCTACCAGCAAGAAATTCTGGCATTTTTCTTCGTATAGTTAATATAGTCCAATTTCTTAACCAACCAAATTCTTTTTCAACTTCTGTATTTCCATTTTTTAATTCTTCACATACTCTATAACAAAATTTCATAAAATTTAATATATCTTCTTTTGTTCTACCTGAATAAAGAATGGTTTTGATTGCCCGTTTGACCTCTCCAAATTCTGCCCCCTTTAATTTTATGCCTTTGTATTGTTGATATGCGTCAATAAGTTCCTTATAAATATCGTAAGAAACTTTAAAATCTTTTCTTTTAAGTGAGCGATTCTTTGAATCGCTATTAGTACTTATATTATTAGTATTGTTGTTATTAGTATTGTTACGTGCTACCACAGAAACAGGGGTGTTTCTGTGGTGATACACGGGGTGTTTCTGTAGTGATACACGACTTTGGTTGAACCAATCTTTCTTATTTTTCATTTTTTTCCATTCGGTATAATCAATAAGCCAATAGATATAAGGAAAATTCCTCTGTTCAGGTTTTTCTATTTGGATTATATTCCATTTCAACAGTTCTTTGATTCCTCGTTGAATGGTGGCAACTGAAACTCCCAATTCTTTAGCCAGATGTCGGAGTCCTGGAAATGCTGTTCCATTCTTTTCATGACGACATAACGCCATATAAACTATCTGTCCTTTCCAACCCACTTTATGAGCATAGCCATTCAAAAATTCATTATCTATATAAAATCGTTTTTCGATTCTCTTGCTTCTTACTTTGATATTCATAGATTTAAATTCAAAGCGGTAGCCTCACAATCGCTCTTCAAGTGTTTAGAAAACTAAACTTTGAAGAGAAGAATAAAGACTACCGCTTTGAATCCGATTGTGAACTATTCTTTTTTGATTTATCATATATCCAAACAACAGGTCAAGTAAAAATCTGTACATAACTTTCCCCTTTGATAAGGGTCTTTGGATATGATAAATAAACAGGTTTAACATCTTATAGTCTCTAAAAATTCGTAATAACAATGCGGGCAAATTTTATCTTCATCTCCAACTAAATTTTTACAATTATCACACCATCTAACCCAACCCCTATCTTCATCCCACATTTCTATCTTTTTAGTTTCCTCCTTCATAGTTGTTTCCATTTCCAAATTATCTTCTACTATCAGTTTAGCATATCAAAGATCTATGTCAAGAAGATATTGAAATCAGTTGAATTTTCGTTTAAAGAGAATTATCAGAGTTTTCCACTTGACAGAGTTTTTGGGGAGTGATAGGATGAAATATGAACAAAGAAAAAGAAGGCTTTTTATAAGAAAACGGGCGAAGAAATGAGATTTTCTCAAGGTCGCTGGTGGATTATTCCCTCAGGGGGCGGGCAATGGCTGGAATTTAATGACAAAGAAAGTGAAATTAAATTTAAATGAAGAAAATTATGAATATTTATCGTCAAGGGGATTTACTCCTTTATCCCTTAAAAGAAAAACCAAAAAATCTTAAATTGGTTTTTAAAGGAAAAAAATATGTTCTTAAGTATGGTGAGGCTACAGGCCATAAACATTTATTGGTTGTTGAACCAACAAAATTATTTGAGATTTTAGAGGATGAAAAAGGTCAAAAATATATTAAACTTTCTCATTCTGGCAAGATTGTTCATGAAGAACACAAGACATTGACAATTATGCCTGATTTTTATGTGGTTCATGAAGAAAGAGAATATGATTATCCAGAGCAAGAAATAAATAAAGTTGTAGATTAAATGAAAAATACCAAAGAAAATAGAGTCGCTTTTTTAAAAGAATGTTTTAATAAATCTTTTTATCAAAAAGATGGAGATTTAATGATTGGGGCTAAAAAACTTAATGATGCTTTGAGTAAAAAAAGACAGGTTGTTTTAATTAAGGATTGGTCTGAACTTGGGTCTGAACTTAGGTTTGAACTTGAGTCTGAACTTAGGTTTGAACTTAGGTCTGAACTTTGGTCTGAATTTTGGTCTGAATTTGGGTCTGAACTTAGGTCTGAACTTAGGTCTGAACTTTGGTCTGAGCTTGGGTTTGAATATTATGAAAACGTTTTTCTTATCTTTATAAAGGAATTTTATCCTCAATTAAAAACTATTCAAAGAAATAAAAAGAAGATTGAAGCATTGGAAGAATTAGTCAACCAAGGTAATTGTTATATATTTATTTCAGAAAAGGAATTATTTATATTACCTCTTCCTGAAGAAATTAAAATAGATAATCAAAAAAGGCTTCATTCTGAAACCCAATATGCTTTGCGTTGGTTAGGTAAAGAAAGTTATTGGCTTTATGGAAGAAAATTTGAGAAATCATTATGGGAAAGAGCGGTAAAAAGGAAAATATCAGCTAAAGAATTATTAGAAATGAAAAATATAGAGCAAAGAATGACAATATTACAGATTTATGGCAATAAGTGGCTTCTTGAAAATTTAAACGCTAAATTGATAGATAAATCTTCTCGGGGAAATGAATTGTATTTGGTGGATAAAGTATTTAGGGAACCTGCATATTTTTTGAAATATAAAGATAGTTCTACTGATAGGGTGTATGTTTCTGGAATTGCTCCAGATTTTGCTAAAACGCCATACGAATTAACTGCAGATAATGCAATGGCTTGGAAATTTCAAATTACTCCTTATGAGTATAAACAATTAAGAAATGAAACATAAATATTAAAAGGTTTAAAAGAACAACCCTATGGAAAAAGAAAAGGAAACACGACGAGGACGAAAAAGGGGATATAAATATTCAGAGGAAACCAAAAAGAAGATGTCTATTAAAAAAATAGGCAATAAAAATAAGTTAGGTAAAACTGGTTATAAATTATCAGAAGAAACGAAGAGAAAAATATCAGAAGCAAGGAGGGGAATAAAATTGTCAGAAGAAACTCGTAAAAAAATGAGCAAAACTCGGAAAGGAAGAACAGGAGAAAGAGCCAATAGTTGGAAAGGCGGGATTAGTCAAAACAAAGAATATTTGAGTTGGCTTAAAAATAAAAGGAATAGAATGCCAAAAATTGGAAGTCACACTTTTGGAGAATGGGAATTATTGAAAAAACAATATGGATATAGATGCCCCGCTTGTGGAAGAAAAGAACCTGAAATTAAATTAACCGAAGACCACATTATTCCATTAAGCAAAGGTGGTTCGGATTATATTGAAAATATTCAGCCATTATGTAAAAGTTGTAATTTTAGAAAACATACTAAAATTATTAAATATGAATTTGAAAAAAGAAAAGAAAACAATTAAAACTTACGCCGATAAGGTAAAATTGGAACTTGATGGATTTGAAATTCAACATTTAATGAATTTATTAGAAGAAGAGGCAGTTGAAGCAAAAGATATATTAAATATACAGATTGCTGTTAGATTGTATGAAAAACTGAAAGAGGTTTTTAAGGAAAATTGGAAAAACTAAATAACCTATGAAGAAAGAAACATTAAAAGAAAATTGGGAAAAGGAGTTTGAAGAAAGATTTATTAAAAATCGGGATTTTTATTTATATGACCCAGAGGAAGAAAGATATAAAGTTTTGTCCTTTATCCGCCAACTTCTTGCTTCCCAAAAACAAGAATTATTAGAGAAGATAGAGGGAGAGATAAAAAATTGTAAGAAGTTTGGAATGAGATTTGGTAAGTTATCTGCTTGGATCTATTTAAAAGAAGAAATAGATAAAATTGTTGACAAATATGGGGGAAATAATTAGTCAGGATACTGACTAACGGGTAGGAATTCATACCCGATAAATCGAGTGGTTCGAATCCACCTTGGTGGGAAGCAGGCGACTTCCACCCCCATATTTGTCAATAATTAACCAGCTATTAAAATAACTATGAAAAAACAAAAGAAAAAATGTAATTGCCAGTATGAAAAACTAAAAAGATATTGGGGAACAGAAAAAGGAATAACGCATAATCGGAATTGTCCTCAATTTAAAAGGTCGGTTAAATTAAAAGGATTAAAATAATATTATGATGACCAAAGAAGAAGTAGAAAAAAATAAAGTCAACCTCAGGGAAGCCAACCTCAGGAAAGCCGACCTCAGGGAAGCCAACCTCAGAGGAGCCGACCTTAGGGAAGCCAACCTCAGAGGAGCCGACCTTAGGGAAGCCGACCTTAGGGAAGCCGACTTCAGGGGAGTCGACCTCGAGAGAGCTAAAATAAATAAATCTCAAATAAAGGATTTATTAAAAACACTTGGTGTTATAATTATGGATTAAAAAAAAGGTTGGTTAAAAAATTAAACAAAGAGTATGAAACATCTATCATCAAGATAAAAAAGAGATTTAAAAATTACCACCTAAAATAATAATCAACTACTCAAATCCGAATAAATAAGGAGGCGAGATAATAAGATGTTTAAGTGGCAAAAACAACTAAAACAACTAAAAGAAAAAGAGCAGGAGCTTCAACTAAAAGAAAAAGAGCAAGAGTTGAAAAAGGAATGGTGGAACAGAGTATTTGATGAACGAGAAAAAAATCTATCAGTTGAGATTAAGAGAAAAATAAAGGAGAAAGAAATAGAACTATTGGAAGCCAAGAATGATACTGAATTAAGACTTACCAAAGAAAAGTTTGAAGCAATTTTAAAGGTCAAAGACGATACGATTAAAAGATTAGAAGAAGAAATTAAAGTTTTAATCGCAAAACTTCCCGAAGTCAATTTAAAAGATTTCAATTTTACGATTAAAAAATAAATTATGTATCTGTATGATATAAATTATCCATCGTATCGGGCAATATATTATGGTGCATGGAATACAACTCCTCCTTCAATAGAAATAAAGAAAGGTCAAGAGAATTATTATCAGAATCTCTTAAAGTTTTATCAAAAAGCTCGTCCACAATTTTTCAAAGAAAATAACCTTGAAGAACGACCAATTGGTGAGATTTTATGGAATTTAACTCATTGATTTCTCTAAGAAAAAAACTCTAAATAAACCCTATGAAGAAAGAAAAGAAAATTAAGCCAATTATGAAGATAAAAGAAAAAAATAGATATTGGATAAAAAAACCAGAAAGTTTTTTATATGTAATGGCAGTAGTGGGAGATTATTGGGTCGGTTGGGTGGAGAATTTAAATTGGCTATGGGTTTTAGGAAGATGGGAAGGAGTATATAGAAACGGAATAGGAGCTGGCTCAGAAGAAGGAATAGGGTGGACTATGAGCTTAAAAGAGGCTTCTAAAAGATATAGTCATCACAAATTAACTAAAGTTGAAAACAAAATAATTGGTAAAATTTTTATAGATAAAGAAGATTTTGCTAAATTATTAAAAATTCAAAAATCTAAATAAACCTATGGAAAGACAAAAAAAGTTCCCAAAATTTATTAAAAATGTTCCTTATGAAATAAAATGGGTAGATACATTTGGGTATTCTGGTTGGTTTAGTGAAGAAGAAATAGATAAAAGGATTAAACATCCAGCAACCAGTTTAACAATAGGATATTTTGTTAAAGAGAGGAATGGATTTATCGTTTTAGCGATGGGTCAAGAAATAGAAGACAAGAGTTTTTTGCCTTATAATTCTCCTAAATTTATACCGAGAGGATATATTAAATCAATTAGAAAATGTGTCTTCCCAACCAGAAAAACTAAATAAACCTTATGAGAGAAGCAAAAAAAATTAAAATGGGAAAATTATACGGGAAAGATGTAGAAGTTAAACTTAAAAAAGGCGAAACTTTACACTTTCCTGTAATGTTGCCTTTTGAAAGATTTAGCAATTCTCCCTGGAAAGAGATGCTGAAAATATCTAAGAAATACAAGATTCCCCTTGAAAAATTGAGATACAAAAGAGAGATATTTTATCTCAAAGGATGGGAAGATGGAGCAGAAATAAGTTATACTAAATAAACCTATGAAAGATGAAGAATTAAGTAAAGAAATAATAGATACTACTCATAATTCGGATAATGAAGTATGGACGGGATGTAAACATAAATGGCGATTGTTAATTTTTTGGAGAGACGGCGGACAGGTATTATATTGGGAATGTGAAAGGTGTGGAGAAACAAAATCTTATTGTGAGTGGAGTTGTGTTTAATTAAAAAACTATGAGATACGATACAGCAGGAAATCCAATAAAAGAGCCTCTTGATGGTTGTGATTGTGGCTTAACTGGAGGTTGTGAAAAATGTAATCCTGATTTATTTGGATTCAAAATAAAGACCAAGATATGGTTGAAAGAAAATGAGTGGGGATTTTTGCCACCAAAGACCATTGAAATTGATAAAGTTATTGATATGTTAAGAGAGATAGAAAAACAAGCGATTCCTTCTGATGTGGATATTCCAGATGATTTTATTTGGGAAATAGCAATGAGGTATAAGATTAAACCCTAACCAAAACCTAAATTATGAGAAAAGAAAAGAAAATATAATGGTTTATGTTTAAAATTCAAACCAAAACGTTTCGTGATATTTGGCAAAAAGATGCAAGAATAGAAAAAATAAGAAAAGTGTTAATCCCTAAAATAAATAGAAGTTTAGCCCATTCAAAAATTAAATTTGATAGCCAAGATTTAGAACATCAAGTTCTTTTTAGAATGACAACTAGTCTTGATTTTCAAAAAGCGTTTGAAGAACAAAGATACATTGTAATTGAAAGAATGAAAAATACTCAAGTAAAACCTAATCAATTATTTTGTTTCGGCTTTAAAAGAAAAGACGAATGGTATGTAAAATGGGGAAAGCGTAGAGAAAAATTATATGCTATACATGAATCAGGAAAAAAAAGAGAAATTATTTTTAAAGAATTAACAGAAAGCTATAGCCATATTTTTAATGACTATCATTATATTCATTGTTCAAGAGGAAACGGAATGACATTTGGATTTTTTCTAAAAGGTAAAAAATATCCCTTTGCTATTGAACAAGTTGAACCTTGTTCAGAAAGTAGTGATTATAAAAAAGCGGTGTTGATGTTATTAGGCATAAATTATAATATGGCAGTAGAGTTAACAAGATTTTATTCTGTTCCCAATACTCCCAAAAATCTTATTGGAATTCTCGATAAGTTGGTAGGAAGGGCTTTAAGAGATAAAGGATATGAATATATGATGACGGCAGTAATGCCAGCTTTTGCTAAAACTAAAGCTACCACTATAGCTGGAGGAATAAATAAACCTATTTTTGCTAAAAGATTAAAACTACAATTTTATAAAAGATCAGATGGCAGGTTTCAACTATGCGTTAATAGAAATAAACCAAAAAACGCGGAAATAATTCAAAGCAAATGGGAATTGTTTCCTGTAATTGAAATGATTAAACCATTGCTTAAAGGTTTAAAAATCAATATAGACAAAAATAAATTATATTATATATGGCAATAGAAATAGAATTGAAATTTAAAGTAAGAAATTTAGATAATTTATGGAAAAAACTCAAAGGAGCAGAACCAAATATTTTGTACATTCACGATGAAGTTTTTGGTAAAAAGAGAATTGATTATAAGATAAGAAAAAGAACCGAAATTTCTGCAAAGGGAATAAATGTCGAACATCAAAGAACAATTCCAGTTAAGAATAAAGATAAAACTAAAAAAATTATAGAAGAAACCATTAACAGATTGCCAAACAGTTTTAAAAGTGAGAATTCTTATGAAAAGATAAGATTTTTATTTAAGCGAGGAGGGTGTGAGGTTAGTGTTGATTTTTATCCAATAGGCGTTTATTGCGAAATAGAAGGAAATGAAAAGAAAATTAAAAAGCTGGCAAAAAAGTTAGGATTTGATTTAGAAAAAAGTATCAAGAAAAATGTTGATTTGATTTATTGTGATTGGTGTAAAAAAAGAAATAGAAAACCAAGATTACACTGGGGTTTTGGGAAAATATAATAATTATGGAAAAAGAAACAATTAAAAAAGAGATAATGAACATAGTTAGTGTTCCACTCGAAGCCGAAGGAGAAACGGGCTATTTAAAATTAACAGACGAAGAAATTGATAGAGTGTGGATTTATTCTACCAAACCTTCCAATCTAAAAACTAAATAAAACTATGAAGAGAGAAATTGACCTAACAACTTGGAAATGTGCTAATCCACCAAAAAAAGGAAAAGGTCAAGCATTTCCTTCAAGGTTTTTAAGAAATTTAGAAAGATTTTATCCTACAAAAAATAAGGAAGTTTTGTGGATGTTCGCTGGAAATATAAGACCAAGTGAGAGCAATGATACTAACGATATTCGTCCAAAAACCAAACCAACTTACTGTTGTGATTTTAGAGAAATTCCTGAAACTAAAAAATATGATGTTATTATTGCCGACCCACCATATAATAAGTTATTTGCTAAAGAGTGGAAAAACGATTTGCCGAAACCGAAACATATTGTAGAAAAATCAGCTAAATTACTTAAAAAAAATGGATTATTACTTCTACTTCATATAATTGTGATTCCTGCTTATGAAAAGCAAACTGGATTTGAAAGAATTGCTCTTCACCCTATTTTATGCGGAGCTGGTAATGCTATTAGGGTGTTAAATGTTTTTCAAAAAAAAAGATTGTTTAACTAAATAAAACTATGACTAAAAGAAAAGAGGAGAAAATCAAAGCGTGGGCAATAATAAGTCAGTCAAGAAAAAATCCCTGTATGATAGAAACTGCTTGGGATTTATTGGGAGAAGATAATGAATTTTATACCCCATTAGCAGTTTTTAGTAGTAGACAAGAGGCGAAAGAGTATCTAGATTACAGAAATGGAGGAAAGTCTATTTATCCTTGTTCACCAAGATTAAAAATAATTAGGGTAGAAATAATCTATAACCAACCAAAAAACTAAATAAACCTATGAAGAAAGAAAAAATATGAAACCGTATTACGAAAAAAATGGACAAACAATTTTTCATGGAGATTGTCTCAAAATAATGAAGCAGTTTTCCGATAAGAGTTTTGACCTCTGCCTTACCGACCCACCATATGGAATAAGTCAAAAAAGTGGTGGTTTTAGAGGCAAGGAGTTAGATTTTGGAAAATGGGATAAGTTTACAAAAAAACAATTAAAAAATTTATTAAGACAGATTATTAGAGTAATCAGAGGAACTATTTTTATGTTCTGTAGTGCAGAGCAATTATCGTTTTTATTAACAGAATTGAAGAAAAAAGATTTTTTAACTAGACAGCTCATATGGTATAAACCTACTGCTTTTTCAATGAATGCTGACAAAATGTATATGTGGGCAACTGAAAATATTATTTGGGCAAAAAAGAGGAAAGCAAAATTTAATCCACGACTTAAAAGAAATTTATTTGTTTGTAATTCGGAATCAAATCAAAGATGGCATAAGACTCAAAAACCCATTAAACTGATTAAAGAATTTATTTTAGATGCCACTGATGAAAACGATACTATCCTTGACCCCTTCATGGGAAGTGGTACAACTCTTGTCGCTGCCAGACAACTTGGCAGGAAAGCGGTGGGAATAGAAATCAATCAAAAATATTGTGAGATAGCTAAACAAAGGTTGAGACAAGAAACTCTTAATTTAAAATCATAAAATTATGAAAAAAGAGAAAAAGAAAAAAATTATAGATAGATTTTATAAAAAATACAACAAAGAAAGAAGAGCCAAAGATGGATATTGGTTAATTCCTCCCGAGATTTACGAACCCCTAAAAAAAGAATTTAATTTCGATTTCGATCCTTGTCCAAATCCAAGACCAAAAAATTTTAATGGGTTAAAAGTAGAATGGGGTAAATCAAATTGGGTTAACCCCCCCCCATTCTGGGCAGGAATTACGGCTTGGGTTAGAAAAGCTATAGAGGAACAGAAAAAAGGTAAAACTTCTGTTTTAATTTTGCCACTCGATAATTGGGTTAATTTATTGTTCCAAGCGAAAGCACAAATAAGACCGCTAGGATTTCACGAGTGGGTGCATACCAAAGATAAATCAAGAAGAAAAGCACCAAGACCATCATTTTTATTTATTTTAAAACCTGAATCAAAAAAATCGAAAGATTTAAAACAATAAACCATATTCTAGATTTGACCCGAAAATCCAAAAATGGCATAATAGATTCCTAAATCATATAAATTAAACCAACTAATAATTTCTGAAGAAAGAAGTTTTCAAATTCAAAACAACAAGGAATAAAATAAGTAAGAGAGTTATTTGGAAAGTATGAATCTTTCAACTTTCCAATTAGCCCTTTTACAAATGAAAAAAGAAGTGGCTAAAGAAAGGAGAGAATATGTTTGTTTTGAGGGTGTTACTTCCGTTAAAATGTTCTGAATGTCATAGTAGAGAGTTTAAAGTTTCCATTATCAGATATAATCCTGTTTTAATGAATATTTTTTGTGTTAAATGTAATAAACGATGGGTTTATGATGAAAAAAAGTTAGTTGAAAAAAGGAGGTAGTATGATGTCTGAGTCTCTTCAATTTCCGATGAATTGCCAATTTTGTGGAAATAAAACTAAGTTTATTATCTATAAGTTTAATAATCACTATTTTTTGAGATGCGGTGTTTGTAATCGAATATTGATGTCTGTTCCTGAAAAAGTTATTGAGGTTATCACTGTTGAAGAAAAGCCACCATAATAAACATTGTGAGGAAGTGATAACTCACTTCCTCACAATCTTAATATATGAAACCACCATTAAGCAAAAGGTACTCTGATGATTTTCAAACTCCACCAGAGGCTCTTAGACCACTCATCCCGTTTTTGAAAAAGGGTTGGATAATTTGGGAATGTGCAGAAGGCAAAGGCAATTTATCTCAATCTTTGTGGAGAAAGGGATTTGAGGTAATAGGCTCTGATGTGATTGGAGACAAATTTGAGAGAACAAAATTGATTGTGGAACCAATGAAAAATGGTTATCAACAATGGAGAGGAGCTGATTTTTTAAAATGGAAGCCCGAAATTTTTAATTGTATAATTACAAAGATTTAACCGAGAAAGCTCCCGAATTTATTCGTAGAGATGAATCGGAAAGTTCTTTAAGGGTTTGACACATATTGTTGATAGAGCGATAATGAATGTAGCGGTTAGGTCATTTTTTATGCCCGCCAAGACCTAACCGTTAAGGCGGGCACTTAATTATAAGACCATGCCAAAAGGAGTTTATAAACATAAAAGAAAATCGAAATTAGATTTAATTAAAAAGGGGAGAATAAGCGAATGGAATACCATTTGGTAAAAAAATATGAAAAAAACATTTCAGTATAGAATTAAACCAAATCTTCAAACTTATCAAAAAGCAGAAAAATGGCTTTCTCTTTGTCGTCAACTATACAATAATTGTCTTAATGAAAGGATAATTGCTTATCAAGAAAACAAGAAATCAATCTCTCAATATAATCAGATGAAAAGACTTCCTCAATTGAAGAAAGTATTTCCAGAGTATAAACAAGTCAATTCTCAAACCCTTCAAGATGTGATACAGAGATTAGATAAAGCTTTTCAGGGATTTTTCAGAAGAGTTAAATCTAAAAATGGTAAGGCAGGATTTCCAAGGTTCAAAGGGCAAAATAGATATGATTCATTCACTCTTAAACAAACAGGATGGAAACTTCAGAATCAAAATAACTATTTGGAAATAAAGAACATTGGCAAATTTAAGATTTTTCTCTCCAGACCAATTGAAGGCGATGTTAAAACAATAACTATCCGCAGAACTTCAACTAATAAATGGTTTGTCTCTTTTGCTTGCGAGAATGTTCCTCAAAAAATACTTCCCAAAACAGGAAAAGAAATTGGAATTGATATGGGTTGTCAGTCATTTCTGACCGATTCTAATGGCAATAAAATTAACAATCCAAGATTTTTCAAAAAATCTCAGGATATTCTTAAAATGAGACAGCAAAGACTTTCTCAAAAAGTTAAAGGCTCTAATCGTAGAAATAAAGCAAGATTATTGGTAGCTAAAATTCACGAGAAAATTTCTAATCAACGGAAGAATTTTCACTTCAAAATAGCAAATAAACTAATTAAAGAAAACGATAAAATCTATATTGAAAAGTTAAATTCTTTTAAATCTTTTAGAAGTCTAAATAAATCAATAAAAGATGTAGCTTGGTTTCAGTTCTTTAATATTCTTGCTTTCAAAGCGGAGGAGGCTGGGAAGCAAGTTATTAAGGTTCCAGCTAAAAATACATCTCAAGTCTGTTCCAAATGCGGAAAGATAGTAGAAAAAGATTTGTCTGTCCGTATTCATAAATGTCCTTTTTGTGGATTAGAAACAGACCGTGATTGGAATTCAGCTTTAAATATTCTTAGGCTCGGGCAGAGCCTTCGGTTAATCCCGAGAATCTCCTGACTTCAGTCAAGGAGAGTGTCAAAACTTTCGAAACAAGAAAACGTCAAAAGTTATTTAAAAAAAATGGAATTGAAGTAATTTTATTCGATAAGAGAATAAATTTTGAAACTCCGAGTGGAAAAGGCTCGGGTAGCTGGTTCGCCTCAGCTTGGTTCACGAATTGGTTAAACATTGGTAGACAATTAACCTTTGTGAATCTGTGAATTTGTTCAAATGAAAATTGTTCGAGAAAAAAATAAATTAGGATTTAAAGAAAATAACTTGTTTAAGAAAAAGAGCCAGATTTTTTTTAAATCTGGCTTAAGAAAGGTAATGGCAGAACCTTTGAAAGGACTATCTCATTTTAACAAAATCAAATCATGTGTCAAGAGGATTACCAACCTTTTGGAAAAATGCTTAACAATTAAACGAAATATGAATATAATGAATAATGGAACTTATTTGTAAAGTTTGTGGAAAAAAATTTGAAAAAAAAGATATTACACAAAAACTTATAATAAGGAATGTTTTTCCGAGTGGAAAAAATTGACTACCCCAAAAGGAGATAAATCTCCTTTTTGGAAGGGTGAAATTAAGAAAAGGTGCTTAAATTGTGGAAAAATTTTCCATTCATTTCCTTTCTTAAAACAGAAGTATTGTTCTCATAAGTGTGCTAATTCAAAAAATAGAATATATCACCTTGATGAGAATTTTTTTCAAGAAATTCGAACTGAAAACCAAGCTTATTGGCTTGGATTTGTTCTTGCTGATGGTTGTATTGGAGCTAATAAATCTCTAGATATTACTCTTAAGATTCAAGATAGAAACCATCTTGAGAAGTTTCTTAGAGATATCAAAGCTAAAAATCCATTAAAAGATTCAACAACAAAAACAAAAATCAAAATCTTTTCAGTTAAATTGATTCGGAATTTAAAAAAATTCAATATGGTTTCTCCCAGACCTAAAAATGTCGGATTACCAAAAATTTCAAAAAAATTATTTCCACATTTAATTAGAGGAATTTTTGATGGTGATGGTTGTTTAATATTTAATAAGATAAATCGAAAAAATAAAAAATCGGAGTTTTATTATTCTAGTTTTTCTATTTCTAATTCTTCAAGAATTTTATTATCAGATATTCAAATTATTTTGATGAAAAATTGTCAATTGGAAAGAACTAAACTCATAAAGAGAAGTGGAGGTTATGAATTGATCTATGGTGGAAGATTACAAACTCGAAGAATAATGTCTTTCCTTTATAGTAATGCTCACATCTATTTGGAAAGGAAATTCAAGATTTTTGAAGATTTAATGAATTATTCACCAAAAATACGAAAAAGAGACTGGCATGGACGATTTACCAATTCTTAGGAATGGGAGGCTGTTCCCCACCTCCTGGTAAGAATAACGATTTGCCTCCCGCTCTCACTTCTCTATCCTGTTTTCCTGAAGTTCCAAATTTTGAAAGACCGATTAGGGCAAGGGCTATACTATCGAAATCATCAGCATGACCCTCAGCACTCTCGATCTTTTGCAAATCATCGGTCATAGAACAGATGCTATTAAGCATTTCCTCGTCATCGAATATCTGAATTTGTTTATTCAGAACAGCTTTTTCAAATTCGGTCGCCATTTGGATTCTCATTTTGGGGGTAAAAATAATGGGAATAAAATGAGTGGTTAACAATCCAGAATCTTGAGCACCCAAAAACTCTCCTCTTGTTGCGTCAAAATAAAGATAGCTGATCCCGAAATTTTTAATAGCTTCCTTACAATACTCGACTTGGCTAGGGTGAAAAGGATCGAAAGGCTTTGCAGTATAGTAGGGCCAAGATTTCATAATTTTGTGGTGAATCATAATCGCTTTCTTATCTTTAATCTCAAACACAACAAAAGAACTGTTGTGTTTTTTTCGGCCGATATCTAATCCCGCAACAACTAAATTAGGAGTATCTAATCCTTGAGCCAAAGGAATGTTTCTTAGTTGAGGATTTACAACATCCTTTCTTAGTTGTTCTTTTTTGAAAAAGGAATCAGTGGAATAATAAGGTTCACATTGGATTTCTGAGGCAAAGGCACGTTCGCCCATGACTTTTACTTTTGCTTTTAATTGTTCTAGGGTGTAAAACTCGGGCCAGGTTGGGACTTCATTGCCTTGACTATCTTTGGTAATTCCAGGATATTTTCTAAAATGGAATTTCTTTTGTAATTCAGGATCAAAATAAAAATCTGCTCTTGTTAATGGACTTCCTACTATATGAATTTCACCTCCTGGCTTTACGGTTTCCAAAATTACACTTCTAAATATCTCACCAATCTTTAAGATGATAGTTGGATGAGTCTTCGAAGCTGGATCTGAAAGAACATCATCCAACAGAAGAATATCGCTCTTGGCTCCTCTCGTGAACGAAGTGATACCAACAGGCCTTATTCTAGTTATATATCTTTTATCCCAGGTATAAGCAGCTATGTTTTCTGCAAGAGGTTTTAGGTTTATGAGTTCTTTGAAGTATGGATTTTTATCTATAAGAGTCTTGACTTGAGAAATATGCCAGCCTGCAAGAGTTTCGTTATAGGAAAACAGCCTGATATCCAAATCTTCATTAACTCCTCTAAACATAATATTATATAAAATCCAGGAATAAAAGGATGATGATTTGAAGTGACTTCTGGCAGCAATCTTCATTGTCCTATCATATTTTTGTAAGTAATTACAACTTTCTTCAATATAGTCACCTCCGATGAAATTAGTAAAACTTTTTGAAAATATTTTAGTTGTGAACAAAAAAAACGATTTCGAACAATCGCTTAAAAGCTGAACTTTTTCTTTGAGTTCTTGATTACTCATATTGAATCCTGGTTTATTATTTCTTCTCTTTGGATATTGCCTTTAATATTTCTCGAATACTGCCACCACTTTCTACTTCAACAGAATACCTTTCTTGATAAATATTTTTTAACTTATTTAATTCAATCTCATCATTTCTTATTTCAGAATTCAATTCTTTAACATTTCTAATCGATGGTTCTTTCCGTTTATATTCTTTTTCCAATAGGTCAGTTAATTTTTTTATCCTTTCCTCGATGGAGAAAATCGCTCCCGATAAAATTATCTTATTGGGAATCTTAAGAAAATTCTTTTGCACCCATGAGATGGATTTTCGAACCGTAGATATGGAAACATTATATTTCTTCGTAAGTTCCCAGTAAGGAAGCTTTTCGTAAAAATGGCTAACAAAAATTTTAATTCTTTTATCCAGAATTTTTTCGTCTTCAAGTGCTGATGGTCTTCCTGGTGAATTGTATTTTTTCATATTTTTAGTTTTCCACTTGACAGTCTTTCTTGAGAATGATAATATAAGATAAGATTGCCAATATTATGAATAAAGATAATAATGAAATATTCAAAACTTCTAATTTGAATTTAGCGACCTTTTTAGTTGTTAAAAATTTTAAATTGATTAAAATTTTAAATGGTTCAAAAAGAAAGACTTTTGTTTTCATTGACTCTCCCAAATTACAGAAAATGGTTTGGGTTTTTAATTTTGGGGAAGATAATGATGATAATCTTATGGTTGACGGAAGAAAAATACTTCAGACTCTAAGAGATATGAAAACAAAACTCTATAGTAGTTTACCAAAGGAAGAATTAAATGTCAAGTGAACCCAGGTTCAAATATGATTCAAACTTCTCTTGATATAAAAATCAATTATTTCAATCTATTTTAGAATGAAGATGAAATGCAAAAAATGTAGCAAGCCAGCAAAAAGTCGCGGTCTGTGTAGCACTCATTATTATAAACAATATCGTAGAAAATATCGTCAAGAATATCATTATAAAAATAAAGAAAAAGAGAATACAAGAAGTAGAAAGTATTATAAAAAACATAAAGAAGAAAAGAGAGAATATGATAAAAAATATCGAGAAAAAAATAGAGAAAAGAGAAGACTATATGCGAAAGAATGGAGAAAAAGAAATAAAGAAAAAGTAAAAAAGATATAAAAAGACATATAGAGAGAAAAATCCCGATCGTTATAGAAAGTATAAACGAGAATATCAGGAAAAAAGAATGCAAACTAATCCAAAATTTCGTCTAGATAGAAGCATCTCAACTGCTATTTGTCATTCTTTACACGGTAAAAAAGCGGGAAGAAATGGGAATTTTTGGTTGATTATACATTAGATGCCTTGATGAAACATTTAGAAAACCAATTTGATAAGAATATGAACTGGAATAATTATGGATCTTATTGGGAAATTGATCATAAGAAACCAAAGTCTCTTTTCGAATATAATTCTTCAGAAGATTTAGAATTTAGAGAATGTTGGGCTTTGGAAAATTTACAACCTTTAGAAAAAATAAAAAATCATAAGAAGAGAAATAAATATGTATCAAAAGAAACCGAAAATTAGAAGAAAAATGAGAAAACAAGAAATTGATACGACGACTAAATTTAAAATAACTAAATTTGAAATAGAACTTGGGTTACCTAATTTAAGAGAAAAAAATCCAAAAGAAATTATGAATGCTCCACTCAAATTAAGAAAATTTAGAATAGAATTTGAGGAAAATAATGGAAGAAATTAAATGAATCTGTTCTTAAAAACACAAAAGCTTACAGTAATAATCAAAGAAACTCTCCGACTTTAGTCGTGGAAGTAGCAACTAAAAGAAATGAAAAATCTAAGCCTCATACAAAAAAATAAATTGGCTCAAGAGTCAGATAATGAACTCTCAAAATGGCGAAGAGTGGGTTCGATTGCATATCTATATCAAGGAAAAATTCTTAAGAAAATAAAAGAAGAAAAACTTTATAAATATTTGGGAGAAAGTCCTGAATTTGAAAGTTTTGAGATATATGTGAATTCAAGAGGGCTTGATTTAAGGAAAGCATATTATTTAATTCAAATTTGGACGACTTTCTGTGAGAAATTTAAATATAAACCAGAAGAATTAAGTGATATACATTGGACCTCGCTTAGAACTATACTTCCTTGTGTGAATGAAACTAATATAAAGGAATTAGTTGAAAAAGCACGAATATTAACAAGAACTCATTTGAATACTGAGATAAAACAATTGAAAGAAGGACTTTCTTCATTGGAAGAACTTGATCAACATAAACACGAATTTGTCCATATTGAATACTGGAGATGTCGAATTTGTGGAGAAAAAAGCATGGTTAAACCAAAAGATGATGAAATGGTAAAATAATATAAATTGGAAACTTTCTTTATAGCACTTTAATATAATCTATATTCAATGACATGCTAACCAAAAAACAAAAAAGCAAATTAGGTAAACAAAGCAAACGAAAAGGATTGGATGCAGAATTGGAATCAGTCCGATTCTGGTCAAAAGAATTAGATATTAAAACTTTGAGAAGAACTCCAAAATCAGGGGGTTTTGCACTTGATTGGAAAGGAGATTTATTTGATACTGGTAATTCTATTCTCAAAGATTTTATCATTGAACGTAAATATGGAAAACAAGTTCCAAAAAAAATAGAACAATGGATGGAAAAATTAAAGGATGAAGCCCAAGATAAAATGTATTTTTTAGAAGTATCTCGCCCTTACCAAGAAGTATATATCATATTAAGCAGAAAACAATTTGCAAGATTGCTTTATGAACTTCAAAATTATAGAAATTTGACAGAGAACAAATTTTAACATCAATATGCTTTTTACTTATCTTATTTTTTCTATTATCATTTTCTTTCCCATAATTATTTTACAAAAAATATTAGGGTTTTCTGTTAATGAATTATTGATTGCTGTTTTTATAACAGGAGTAGCGGTGGTAGTCTCAATTGAACATGGATTAAAAAAATGGCTGAAAATAATCTTAAGATCCTTCTTTATTAAAAATGATTACTCAAAAAGAAAATCTAAAAAACATGAAAAGGTGCCCAAGATTTAATTTCTGTAATATTCCGAAATGTCCACTTGATTTTTGGATGTCTAAACGAATAGAATTACCAGAGGATGAAAGATGTATTCTTATTTCTCCAAGAGGAAAACGAGTAAAAGGAAAAATAAGAGGAAGTCTTAAAAGGTTAATAGGGAAATATGTTTGGAAACATAATCGGAATAGAAATATACCTCTTCCACCATGCTCATTTAAAATGAACGGGGCAAAGACCCAAAACTAGGCAAATATGACGTTTCAAAACAAGGTTAAGATATTTAAGAAATTAAGAAATTGTCCAGGAAAACTCCATTCATGGGTGGATAGCAATGTAGGTATCATTCGTAAAGAAAATAAAAATATACCAAGTTATCTTTTGAATAATTTTAAACAGAAACAAATAAAAAAACGACCAAAATTAAAATGGTATCAAAAATTATTGTTCTTTCTAAAAAACATTATAAATTCATTTAGAAAAAGGTCGTAATTCAAATAATATAATTAGATAATAATATGGAAAATAAATTTGGATATTGTATGAAATGCAAGCAGAAACGCGAAATTAGTAATCCGAAAGAAATCATAATGAAAAATAAAAGGAAAGCAATTCAAGGAACCTGTTTGATTTGTGGAAGCAAAATCTTTCGTATTTTAGGAAAAAAAGATGAAATTCATCAAGAAGAAACGACTGAAGAAATTTCTAATATTTAAGTTTTCCTCTTGACAAGGTTTCTTGGAATGATAGAATGAAAGTAGAATTAATTGATTAAAAAATATGAGTCCTAAAGGAATTTATGATCATGGAGGCCCCAGCGAAAAAATAATAAAACAAATCCTTAAACATCGAATTCGAGGGTATAGTTTAAGAACGATTGGAAAAATGTTTCATTATTCAAGGCAACGAATTCATCAAATAATCAAAGAAAACAAACATGAGCCTAAGTTCAAAAATCTTTATAAGGAGATCGAATTAACCCAATCGTTTCTTCGTAGGAAGATAGAATAAAGAGGAGGAATGCGAGATTGTTAATTTCGTAGAAATCCGCTTGAAATATATTAACATTGATATATCAAAAAAGTTGTTTTCTACGACAGTCTGGCTTCCTCCTCTATATTCTCAAAAAAAAGTCAATCAAAACTATGTATACATCAACTTTTCTCATCGCATTGGTAACGGGTATTACAGAAGTAATAAAACGTGCCTTTAAACTAAATAAAAGATATTTACCCTTGATTTCCTTGATTTTGGGAATAGGAATTGCATTCTTGGTTCAGAATGGTTTTGATTATACATCAAAAGAAACTATCTTATTCGGAATAATGATAGGACTTTCATCATGTGGACTTTTTTCTGGGATTAAATCATTTATTTATGTTGCGGAAAAACTCAGCCAAAAAACTAAAAGATAAGATTTTAGTTTTAGTAGTTTTAATTCTGCTTATCCCAATCCAAATCAGTAATTCTGAAATTTCCAAAATTCCAGAAACTAAGGGATTTATCATTAAAGAAAAAAATAGTTTGATTGCAATGACTTCAATGGTTTCTGTTGAAAATCATTCATATAAAACTCTTAATAGTTTTGAACATAAAAAAGCCGTTGAAATTCTTTTAAAAGAGATAATAAAACGAGAAAGTGGTGGAAATCCTAAGGTGTGTAATTCAAATGGCTGTATTTATGGTCAAGGTCTTACTCAAATTATTCCCAGTAGTGTTGAATTTTGTGAAAAAGGTTTAAAGAAAGAAATAAATCCGTTCAATTCCGAAGATAATTTACTCTGTGCTCGTTATCTTTTAGAACATGGTGGAATATGGCATTGGGAAAAATATTCGGGTCCCTATGTTTCTCTCTTAAAAGATTTAAATTTATATGAGGAATTCTACTTACTTAATTAAAAAAGGTCGACAAATAAAAATAAAAATAAAAATATGAATTACAATCACTTATACTTATCAGCCAAATTCGCTGCTTATCTATTGCATAAAGGAATGCTTGATCCGTTAACTCTCGCTTACCAAGAATTCTTAGAACGCCAGAATTTTCCATTTGAATTAAAGGAAAAGCGAATCGCAGTTCAAGCAGTATTTAAAGGACTTTGTGAACTTTACGCTTCTCGTGGTTTTAAAGAAGAAGATCTAATTTCTAGCAAAGAAATTTTGGAAGAAGCGAAGAAAATTGTGAAAGAAATCTGGAATAATGAACCTCAACTCTGGGAAAAGAAAGAAAAAACAGAAAGTTCTCAATTAATTCAGAAAACAATTGAGAGTTTTAAGGAAAAACAAACCAAAACGAAAAAATCATATGTTCTTGATATCAAAGGTCGAGGAAAAGTGAAGGATTTTCATGCTACTTGTTTTGCTGATTCAAAAGAAGAAGCTTATAAATTGTTAACTGAAAAATTTCCTGCACTTAAGGAACAGAAAAAAGAAATAGTAATCAAAACAATCAAAGAAAAAAATGGAGACGGCTTCTAAAAAAATATTAAATAGAGCTGAGGAATCAGGAATGATCACGAAAAAGAATTTCATAAAATTCAAAGGTACTGGTAAACATATAGTAAAATTCATAAGCGATAAGATAATTCATGGCACTAATTTCAAAACGGGAAAGCCAGAAGATAAAGTCAGTTATGTATTTGAAGAAAATGGAAAGGAGAAATTATATGAAACAGCCATCTTTAAACAGGATCCCGAAACTGGTGAAAAGAGTTTAAGTCATTTTATTCAAAGTATGGCTGAATTTGAGTATGGAGATTTACTTGAAATGGAATGGAAACCGATTCCTGGCACTCCTCGAGGCTTTATAGATATCAAAAAGGCTGAAACTTCGAAAAAAACGACAGATGACGAGATTCCAGTTATTGAAGAACCATTGATTGAATTTTCAAAAGAAGAAGATAATGAAATAAAATCCGAGGATATCTTTGAATGACAATAAGCCGCAAACTAGCTCAAAAATTTAATGGGTTTCCACTTTATCGTTTTAAAGTGGAAAGCAGAACCAAAGCAGGAAAATTTTATACCGTTGAACTTTATCGAAATGGTAAATTTTTATGTGATTGTCCAGCAAATTGTTTCCAAAAGATAGAATGTTATCATATAAAGAAGGTGAAAAGTCAACTAAATTATGATAAGCAAATCAAAATTAAGAAGAATTCAATATGAAAAAAGCAAAGAAAGGATAAGACAAGAGTTTGGATTGAAAAATAAAAAAAGTTATGAGGATTACCTAATCCAAGCAGCAAAGAATGGTAATAAAGAATGTAAAGATTTTTTGGATCTCAATGGTTTTAGAAAAAGAAGATTGAGAAAAAGAACAAGGAAATAGTTTTACTACTATTTGATTAAGAGAAACATCAAATTTGGGGGAAAAAAGATATGTTCTGGTTCAAAAGAAAAAAATACGAAATAGCATTGGGAGCAGTCCCTGAACCCTTTGATATTCGAGACCATAGAATTGAAGAAGTATTAAGAGCTTTCCCATCTTTTGATTGGGAGAAAGGATTTGATATTGAAGAAAAATTGGGAATTAAAATACCGATTAAAAATCAGGGAAGTTCAGGAAGTTGCGTTGGGCAGGCTTGGAGTTATTATGCAGGAATTTTAGAAGCGTTTGAAATTGGGATTTATAGGGAAAAATCAGCTCGTTGGATTTATTCTCAGATTTATTTACCGAATGGAGGAGCCTATCTGAGGCAAGGTGGAAAAATATTGACTAATCAGGGAGTAGTGCCAAGCGTTCTATTTCCAGACAAAAGAACTGAAATGGAAATGCGAGAGAGAAAAGACGCTACCAAAGATTTAGAAGCAATCGCTAAAGTCTATTTGAAAGAAAATTATTTATCAATTCCAGAAAGAAATATAGATGAAATTGCCTCAATTATGGCAATGAATAATGGTTTCGTTTCAGGAGTTAAGGACGACTTCACACAATGGAATTCCGCCTTTCCTAAAATGGGAATTAAAGATGACAATGGACACGCTTTATATTTCTGCAAAGCCAGAAAAATAAATGGCAGAAAATATCTTGGATTTATTAATTCCTGGGGATGTTATGATAAGAGGACAGAAATTTTAACTGATAAAGGATGGAAATCCTTTGAAAATTTAGACGGAACGGAAAAAGTTGCAACATTAAATCCAGATATTCATGAATTAGAATATCAAAAAATTAAAAAGAAATTCATTTATGATTATGATGGGTATCTTTGGCATTATAAAGCAAGAGATATTGATTTACTGATTACTCCAAATCATAAATTATATATTCAGCCAACACGTAGAAATAAATGGTTATTATTAGAAGCAGATAAGATATGGATTAAAGGATTTAGAATGAAAAAAAATGCTAAATGGCAAGGAAGAGAAAAAAGATATTATCAGATTGGTAAAAAGAAAATTCCAATGGATTTATGGCTTGAATTTTTAGGATATTTTATTTCAGAAGGTCATATTTCTTTTAATAAATTTTGGCGAAAAGAAAGAATTAGAAAGAGGAAATATAAAGTAAAAGGAGAATTATTAAGAGATCCTAAGACTGGAAAGTTTATTCCTTCTCCAAAAAAAAAGAAAAAGATTATAAAAGAATGCTGGGTTAAAGAAAAACCTTATAAACAATTTACTTATATAACTGGTATCAGTCAAAAGACAAAAAATTCAAAAATAGAAAAATGCCTTTCTCGATTACCTTGGAAATTTAGTTATTATAATCATACTTTTTCTACAAACAATAAAGATTTATATTTAGAATTAAAACCATTAGGAAAAGCTCCTCAAAAATATATTCCTAACTATATTAAACAGTTATCATCAAGACAATTAAGAATATTTTTTAAAGCCTTAATGTTAGGAGATGGAAGTGGAAACCCTTTAAAAAAATGGACTTATTATACTTCCTCTAAAAGATTAGCAAATGATGTTCAGGAAATTCTATTAAAAATGGGTTGGGCGGGAGATATTTCTTTTACTGATAGACGAGGAAGAAAAAATAAAAAAGGAATAACAAAATTTATTGAATATAGAATTGGAATTAAAACAAAAGAATTAACTCCAGGAAAAAAATGGAAACCTAAATTAGTTCCATATAAAGGAAAAGTTTATTGTATAGAAGTTCCAAATCATTTAATTTATGTTAGAAGAAATGGAAAAGCTGTTTGGAGTGGGAATTCAGACTGGGGAGACAAAGGATGGGGATGGTTAGGAGAAGAATGGATCAATGCTGGTAGATTTTTCAATCCAAAAACAATTATGGATTTACCATCAGAAGTAGAAAGAAAAATGGAGAAACCGCATTATATCTTTAACAACAATTTAAAATATGGAATGAAGAATAATGAAGAAGTTAAAAAACTTCAAGAATGTCTGGCTTATGAAGAATGCTTCCTTTATCCAGAATTCACTGGTAATTTTTATGGATATACATTAAGAGCAGTTCGTTGCTATCAGGCTAAATATGGCATTGAACCTATTTCAGGATTTGTAGGACCAAAAACAAGGGCAATGTTGAATAAACACTTTGCCTAATGCCCAAAGGAATTTAATGAAATTTCTTAAATTAATAATCCAAATAATATAAAATAACCTTAATACTCAATTAAACAATGATTAAATATTTTTGTGATAAATGTGGTGAAGAGATAAAACAAGGTTCAGATTCTGGACATTTTGTTTATCTTTCAAAAGAGATTGCACTTGATCCAAAGACTAAACGATTAAGTTCTGGATTAAAATCTCGGGAATTTCAATTATGCGAAAAACATGGTAAAGAAATTTTGGAATTCATTCAGAATAAAGATAAAAAATTAAAGGTCGAATAATTTTAAAATAAAGAGATTCCTATATAATTTGGGCTATCCTAAACGATCCACTCTGGGACGTGTATCTTGTCGTCCTAAAGAATTTGATTCAGATATTTTCCCAAGACCAAACTTTAAATGTAATGAAGATTGTCCCTATTATATATTCTGTAAAATGGAAGTAAGCAAAACAACTTTACAAGATAGAATAAGAAAACTAAGACTTTCATTGCAAAGACCATATCATCTATTTTCTGCTATGGAAAATGGAGATATTTATTTAGTTTTTGAAAATGACAAGGGAGAAAGAATTTCTTTTCGGGAAAAGACAATCGCTGGCTGTGTTAAAAAAGCCGAAGATTATTTAGAAGCATCAAAAATTAGAGCTGGGCAGCAAAAAAAATTGGAAGAAAAGAAGGAAATAGAAAAAGAAAAAACAGATGAAAAGATAAAGGTAGAAACAAATATTCGTGATGATAGAGGAAAAAAATTCTCAGATTCAGATTCAGATTAGAATTTATTGATATATTTCACTTGGGTTAGTCTTAGTATTGTCTTAAAACTTTTTTTTGAGTAAGAAAAGAGCTTCTTCGAGGAAGAGGCTCTTTTTTGAACCTGGGTTCACTTGAATTATTCTAAATAAAATCTAATCTTTTGTCAGAAAACATTGATTTAAACCATATAAAATAAGAATTACTCCTAAAGCAACTTTAATACTAAAAACATCTGCTACAAGAAAAAGTCCAACAACTGCAAGTAAGAATTTATAAACAAATGATAGAAAAGATTTCATAATTCCATGTCAACCGAATGGTTAACATAGTTAATTCTTATTATCGACCTTTGATAGTTTATTTTGATTCCTCTTTTTTCAGTTCTTCGTTTTCTTTAATCAATTCATTAAGCATTTCAATTTTTCCTTTCAATTCCGTTATCTCAGAAGCAAGTTGATTTCTGATATTTTCAGTATTTTGGAATTGCTGAAGTTTTTGTTGAAGTTTAGTCCGAAGAATCTCTTGTTTTTGTTTTAATTTTTCCTTTAAATTCTCCATTATTTCAAAATATCAAATATTAAATATTTGTCAAATTTAGTCAGTCAAAAGAAAAACAATTAAACCTGTCATAATAGAAAGTAAAGCACCAATAACTAAAGAAAAAAGCCAAGTTGGACGTCTATTTAAACTATTTTCTATTTTACTCAAAACTGTTTTTGACTCCTCAAATTCTTTTTTAAGCCAACAAAGATCTTTCTTTATTTTAGCCATTTCAATTTTAACCCCTCCCAATTCCTCATTGATTACACTCAAACGATATTCCATCTGATTTAATATTTCATTTTTTTGTTTATTTAAGTAACTTCCAGACATATTTAATTATTTTAATCTATCAAAGATTAAGGGTCAAGATTTCTTTTCTTCTCATTATATTGCTTCTGCTGTTACCTTATACCAGTTGGTGCCATTGCTAAAAACCATATCTTGTTGAGTAGTATCAAAATACACAAAACCTTTATAATCAGATGCATTTCCTGGTGGGCTACTTAACTGACGAAGACCCAATGGCATCCACATATCAAATCCTTTGCTAGTTAATTGAACATAATCCGATCCTGCTCTTTTGATATATTTATCTGCTCCTATATCTATATCTCCCGAGACGTCTATATTGCCTGATACGTCTATATTTCCTGAAAGATAAAGATTTTGCCATTTATAGGAAGAAGAACCTAGATCGTAGTTATCTGTAACATAAGGAAGTAAAGAATTAGCAAATTTATTACCACAGATTGAAAGATTAGAAGTCGGACCTCCTATTGTTAAAAAATCACTATCTTCTTGAGTTGAAATTATTAACCCCCCTCCCACTTCTCCCACGATTGCTGCTAAATCGGCATCCCCAGAAGAAACCCAAACTAGTGCATCTGGAAAATGTGGAACTCCTGTTTCCCGAATTTCTAATCTAAAATTCCCAGCAGATGCGGTTCTCAGTAGTGTTCCAGTTATAGTGCCTCCAGTTATAGTTGAGGCAGTGATATCACCACTGAAAGTGGCATCACCTGTGTTATCTACTGCAAAAGTTGTATTTCCTGCCTTTTTTCCTAAAATTCCAGTTGGAGAAAGCCATAAACCATTATTGGCATCAGTTTTTATTGCTATCGCTCCAGAATCCTGAAATTGAAATTCAGCAAGAATTCTTTGGGTTTGGGTATTCAATTTGCTACTTATCAATTCAGTAGTTAGGTTTCCTGAACTATCTAAGCTATCATAAGCTCTTGTTGCACCCTCTCTCTGTATTTCTGGCTCAACAGCAGTTTGTTTCGCATTTATTATTGCTGAACCTTCGGTATTATCATTTTTCGCACCAGTACTTATCAATATCTGTGATTCTGGATTAAGATATAATTCATAATAATCTCCATTAGAAATAGCGTAAGGCAAAGCATCAAAATGCAAAGTATCATCACTAGCTGTAAAATCAGTAATCGTTCTTGTAAGTCCCATATTATCTCCAGAAAGTATTTTTAATTCATAACCATTCCAAAAATCATCTGTTTCATTTAAAGCACTATCTCTTAAGCTGGTGGTAGAACCAGAATCGGCCTGAACGCCTCTTTTACTCAGTTTAGTAGTTTTTCTTAAGACAAGTTTGTATATTTCATAAGAACAATTGGAATCAGTTGTGTTAAAAGGATCATGTCCTTCAACTATTATCTCATGCTCATAGTTTTGAGCGATAATATGCTTCTCTGGTTTTGAATCTGGGTTTACCCAAAGAACATAACCCCTCCATTGATCTTTTTTCCAATCAGCACTTGTATCTACTAAACTATTCTCACCTGCTTTCACCGAACCAGTTCCACTTTCTTCTGGAGAAGAACCAACATCCTTTCCACACCAAACATTTTTCTCATCCAAGTATAAATAATAAGTAGTACCAGAAGTCATTGTACCCGTGCTACCAGACTCTATCACTCGATAAACTCCATTTGGTAGTTGAAAAGTTCCTCCTGTCCAGTCTATTTGATCATTGGAAGGAGCAGAAAACTGAATATCTTCTGTTATCCAATGTAATGCACCAGGTTCTAATCTTGATGCATCTATTCTGGTTATTATATTTCCAAACCAAGTTAATTGTCTATCAATATATTCTCTATCTGTTTCCACTTGAGTACTTAAATCTGGTCTTGGTTTTGATAGTTCTAAAACTGCTTCTCTTGGTGCAAGTGTAATTTTATGAATTACCAAAACATCATCGGGAAATAATGAAGTATTTTTGGTATCTCTTATGTTAATAACATCACCTAATTTTAAACTTAAAATATCAAAATTGGTATCCGAGACTGTAACGGTTATTTCGGCTTTCAAATCTTTCGCTTCTTTTAATCTGGCTTGAGCCAATAATTCAGCTTGAGTATAAGTAGAGACTTTGGAATCAGTAATTCTATCAGCAACTCTATCATATTTTTCTTGAGAATCTGAATCTTCTGCGGTCATCAAGACTTTTTCTCCAGTTCTTCCTTGTTCATTCCAGAAATAAACTGTATTAACCAAACTTTCAATATTCTTTCTCATTGACAAGTTGGTAATATGCTTATTTATCTGTAAGATATGATCAGCAGTAGTTGAAAGTGTTTTTAATCTAAATCTTGATTTCCCAGTGGTATCATCCTCATCCAAATAATAATACCAAAAATCTCCAGTTGCTTGATTCTTTGACAAAAATTTTCCTATCTCTTTGATCGCTTCTAAGTGTTTAAAATTGAAATATCTATATGGAATATTCCCTAATGCCGAAGTATCTTCAATATAATCAGTATCAGACCAGTATGAATCTGGATCATCTATCATACATGGACCATAATCTCCATAGGTAGCATTTATGCTATCTCTATAATTTTCCAATATTTTCTTTATATGTTGATCTATCTTTTGATTTTCAACTTCAAAGGCTAAATATTCTCCTGTTTGTTGCAAGAAATCATTTTGTAATTTAGAAACAGCACCCAAACAAGTAATAGCAGTCCTTTCTTCTCCTGCTTGAATAGTTGGATCAATTGAACTAATATAGCCATAATAAACCAATTTGGGATCTGAATTCCATTTGTTTCTAAAATAAATTCTGATTTTGCTATTTAATGAAATATCAGAAGCCAAATCATCAATTTTGTCTTTCAAAGTAATCGTTACTGGTCCTGAACCAGAATACAGAGTTTTTTCTATTGAAACATCACTTAAAGCTTCATTCAAATTTCTCTGATAGACATCATCTTTATCATAGAGTTTAATAAGAACTTTTCTTTCTATCAAAATACTCTCACTACTTGAGGAATAACTTGAAAAACTTGAAAAACTGCTACTACTCGAACTAAAACTCGAAGAAGAACTACTACTAGAAGAAAAACTCAAGGATGAGGAAGAAAAAGAACTTGAACTAGAACTGCTAGATGAAAAAGAAGAACTACCAGATGAGAAAGAAGAACTACTAGATGAAAAAGAATAACTGCTACTAGATGAGGAAGAAAAAGAACTTGAGGAAGAACTTGAGGAAACAGCAGAAAGATAATTTAAATAATCCCATAATGATTTACTATTTTGGTTACTGCCAGCACTCCAATCACCGAATATTATCTTATTATCCGTTGAAGATTCAGTCATTGTTCCTGAAAGCCTCTCAATTCCATCGACATAAACTTTGATTGATGTATTCTGAACATCAATTCGATAAGTATGATAATCATTGGTTGTATCCATCAAATAAGAATTCCCATCAAAAGCTAACTTTATTTTTCCTTTTTCAAACAACAAAAATTCTTTATAACTTCCATCTGCCCAAAGAATTCCCAAACCGTTACCAATATCTCCAGCAGGGGTATCAGTATGAACCTTTATTCTTGCTTCTATAAGATAACCTGCTGAAGCATTAAAACCAACATTATCTTGAGTATAGAAGCAGTAATCAGTTTCTCCAGTAGTTGTATCAAGTGTGAAAATATTGCCATCAGAGCTATGAATCGGACTTCCTGCTTGATCTCTTGTCCAATCATAATTGCCTCCTGAATCTGGTTCCGCAGCTCCATCATATTCCTTAGTCCAAGAAACTGAAGAACTGCTAGAAGAACTGCTAAAAGAGGAACTACTGCTTAAACAAGAAGAAGAAGAACTGCTGGAACTTGAACTAAATGAAGAACTGGAACTACTAGAAGAAAAACTTGATGAACTACTACTCGAAAGACTGCTACTAGAACTGCTAAAACTAGATGAACTGCTTGAAAAAGAAGAACTACTAGAACTACTGGAAGAAGAAAATGAAGAACTGCTAGAACTAAAGGACGATGAAGAACTGCTAGAACTTGAAAAACTAGATGAAGATGAACTACTCGAGGAACTACTTGATGATGAAGAAAAACTAGAACTACTGGAACTTGAAAAACTACTGGAAGATGAGAAACTTGATGAGGAAAATGAACTTGAAGAACTAGAACTACTAAAACTAGAAGAACTAGAACTAGAACTTGAGGAAAAACTGGAGCTAGAAGAAAAACTTAAACTAAAGCTGGATGAACTAGAAGATGAGTTTGATAAACTCGAACTAGAGGATGAGCTGGATGAATAAGGTTCTTCGGCAATATGGTCAAAGTAAGTAGTAACAGTCCCAGTTGGGGCATACAATCTAACTCTATTAGGACCTGTTGCCCAAGTCGTCCCTGGGGTTTGCCAATCTGTCCAGTCATCATCATCTACCTTCACTCTGAACTTTTTATCAGGCGAGCTTCTCCATTCTATCTGAATACAATGCCAAGTGTTAGCAGAATAAGGTCCATATTGAAGGTCGCCACCACTACGACTGACATAAATATAACCACTGCTTTCAAGATAGGTTCCTGCTACTAAGTTGGTGCTATTTTCAAATAAAGTAAAGAATCCTCCTGTTACACCATTACTGGTTTGCCTAACATAAAAGGTAATTTTTCCTGTGGCAAGCTGATTTCCTGATTTATAAATTACATTCCCAGTCGGATTCACTATTTCAACCGCTTTTGCCCCTTCTTTAACAACAACTCCCTGTACATCAAATTTGGTATCTCCGCTCCAACCTCCTTGTCCATTCAAATCCCCGTCATTATAGGAATTAAAATTGTCGGAAAATATTGGTGAAAGTGGATAAGGATATTCAGCAATGTAGTCGATGTAAAAATTTCCTGCTGGGTTTTGTGTATTCAATAGTATTTTATCAAGCCCATTCGTCCAAGTAGCATAAGGATTATACCAATTTGTCCAAGTTCCTTCGTTTATTCTTGCTCTTACCGTATGATTGGTGCTTTCCCATTCTATTTCACACTCATACCAAGTATTGGCTGAGTAAGATTTAATAGATTGCCAACCACCGTTTCCATAAATATAAATATTTCCATCATCACCAAAATACAACCTAACACACCTTGTTGTTCCCTCATATAACTGAAATTCAAACCTCGCATTGGTCTGTGCAGGTCTAATATAAAATGTAACTCTTCCATCGTTTGTTGATGTTCCAGTTTTTGAAATTGTAGCATCTATGGCACTTCCGTCTTCATAAACTGCTTTTGCCCCCTCATATACGGTTGTTCCTTGAATATCAAAAACAGCATTTCCACTCCAACCCCCTTGTCCGTTCAAATCCCCGTCTGTATAAGAATTAAAATTGTCTTCAAAGATTGTGCTCACTGAATTGAACTCCTTGCTCGTCCCTTATAGTTATCAGTTAAACTATGACAGACTTCGCATAGAGTTATTCCATTACTTGCTTCAAGCCTTAATTCTGGATACTTGGCAAACGACTTTATATGATGAGCCGTTATATAACCTCTTTTACCACAAACTTGACAGGTATAATTATCTCGTTGAAATACTTTTTCTCTCCATTTTTGATATTGCCATGACTAGTATCCAGTTTTATACGCTCTACTTCCACCTTTCCATAAATGATTATCAGAACCTCTCTTAACGATTTTAGTATTCCACTCTTTCGTTCTTTTAAATCCTATTGTAAATTGTCCTCCTTGATTCTTAATTTTTCGAAAGTAGTTACCATAGTTACAAATAAGTTGGCCAATACTCAACTGCTAAATCAATATCAAATGCATCGGCTGTAACTTCTATCTTTAAATTATTAGAAATTTCTGGACATAAATCCAGGAACACCCCTGAAAAATCCTGAGCAGTGCTATTTAATTCAACAGTTTCATCAATTGAATTTAAAACTAAGACATCTCCACCGTTAAAAGCAGTTTCAACCTGTATCCAATCTTGAGTTGAAGTGTTGGTTAACTTAAATTTAGACATATTTGTTTCTGAATTTACTGTCATCGTTATTATTGGTTTGGCATTATATGTTCCAGTAATAGAAAAAGTTTTGGTGGTATTAGAAGTTATATTTGACCAACTATTAGAAGTATCAGAAGTAGTTTCTTTCCCGAAGGGTGAACAGAAAAATTCACAAGTAAAAGGAACTTGTGTAACTTGCCAAAATTCTTCTTCTATCCTAAAAGATTGAACAACTGTCTTTTCATATCTGATATAACTTCCACTTCCACCATAAGTTTCTATATCCAAATTCTTTTCTGGAGGTTTGAGATAACCCTTAACATTATTTATTAAGGTTCGAAGATTGGTCGCAGAATTCGAAATCAACCAACCTGAAATAGTTATTATTTTATGAGAATAGCGTTCATCAATAAAATCCCAGCCATCTCTTATCGTATCTTCTTTTCGTATTATGGTTTTTTCTCCAATAGATTTATATCTGATATCTCTGGTAAGAATAGTCGCTGCTGGATCGGCAATTGTTTGAAAACTATGATTATTGTATTTGATGTCTTGTATTGCCATATTTTTGAACTCGGGTTCGATTTATTAGTAGGCACCGAGTCTACCGTGGATATTTCTACGGCCAAGCACTTCCGAAACTGCTCTCGCTATTCTATTAATATCCTCCTGTTCACGAACCACGGGGTTATTTATATTTACTATAAAATTTCCACCAGTTACTTCTCCCGCTGGAATTACTCTTTCTCCACCATGAGCAATTATAGGAACTGGTTGGTTTCTCATGCCAGGAACTATGCCACCGAACTGAAATGGTGGAATTCCAAGTTGTGACCTCAATAGGATCATCCCCCAACCTTTTAGTAGCTTCCATGGAGATAATTTTTCTGCAAGATCCGAATACATCTCACCTATATCTGCTGCTAAATCTTTGTTTATTTCTAAAAGTCTTTGAGATTTTTCATATTCTCCCTGTTCCCATAGCTCTTTAGCTCGACTTGTTAATTTATCTGATAAATCTAAAAAATTTTCAGAAGCTTTTTGAGTACCACCCATAATCCAATTGGCTATCGCTTCGCTTAAACCCTCCAGAGAAGCTTCAAGAACATTCCATATAAAACTTCCAATCGCCCTTATATTCTCTCCAAGTATTCTCCAAAACTCTGGTTTGGTTAAATACACTAAAAATTCATTCCAAACATATTCTCCAAGATTATAAAAAGTACTTCCGAGTTTTGTGAAAACCCTAGTCCAAAATTCTTCTTTCGTAATAGTATTTTGTATTGCTTTTAATTTTTCTTTCATTCCTTCCCACCAATCAATTTTATTGATATTTTCACTCACTTCATTTGTTTTATCCATTAATTCGTCAAGAATTCCAAAGCTTGTCTTTTTTCCTGATTCTTCCAACTGTCCTTTACCCTTTAAATATCTTTGCCAATCTTCATTTTCTCTCTTCAATCTTTTCTCTAAATCTTTGATAGTCATCTGATTTGTCCATAATCCTTTACTTCTTTCTCTTTCCAAATCTTCCATGATATCTTCAACCGCTCGTTCATGAGCAATTTTTCTATCTTCATCAACCTCCATTGTTTCTTCTGACAAACCACTAAATTGTTCTCTTAATTTCTCAAGTTGAGCAGACATCTTGGTTGCTGAATCTTTTGCTTTATCAAGAGCTCCTGAATGTTTTAATAATAGATAAGTTCCCAAACCAAGAGCTGTTCCGATAATTGTTAAAGGTAAATAAATTTTCCATAAAGATATACTGAAAAAACTTGCAATCTTAACAAAAGATAAAATAACCCCGATTAAGAATGAGATTTTTCCTATAAAAATTGATATAACCAAAGTAAGAGCAGTTACAACTGGAATTGTTGGACCCAAAGCCTTTATTAAACCAGTAATATATCCCGAAAGTTTCACTAAAATATCACTGACCAAATTCAAAATAGGCAATAAAGCTGTTCCAAGAGCATCTTTCAAAATAGTAATCGCAGCATTCATTTTAGTCATTGCTGCTCTCGTAGTCTCCATTTCGATTCTATGAAAACCCAATGTGGAAGCATATTGTTCCTCAATGGTTCTTAAAAGTTCTATTGCTCGTTGTCTTGCACTTATTTCTTTCATACTCACACCCATAGTCCTTTGTAGTCTTTGTTCGGTATCTATCCAAAGTTTCCTTGCTGTTACATCAGTCGCTAATACCAAAGTTCCTCTTAATATACTCTTAGACATCACTTCCAAAGATTTTGACATTTCATCAGCACCACTAGTAAATAGAAAAGCAACATCAAGGTAACGATAAGTAAATTCCTCTAATTCAGGTAATCCAATTCCAGTAATCATCAGATTCTTCACCGAATTTGCTGCTTCCACCAACGGCATCAGACCTGTTAAAGACAATCTTCTAGTAAGTTGGGTGGCTTTCTCGCTACTTCGTCCATATATTGCCGCCGCAGTACTGATAGATAAAAAAGACTCCTGCAATTCCGCTGAAGTCTTAATTGCATCATTAATTACTCGCATCAATTGTTTCCCAACTTTATCAAAAATATTCCCCAAATATCTAAAGTGCCAAGCTATGAAAGTTAAGGTATAACCCATCTTCTTTCCACTATCCTCAGTAATTTTAGTCACCTTTTTAACTTTTCCACCTAAATCTTCTACAGATTTCCTTACTGCTTTCGCCTTTTCTTCGCCTACTACTTTTATTTTTAAAGTGATTTCAACTGGTTTTTCAGGCATATTAGTATCTTGGGAATCTCTTTTCTTTTATTTTTTGCTTTGTCAATCTTTCTTCTTTTTCCTGAAATTGTTTTTCAAGATTCATCATTTCAAGAAATAATTCCATTTTTGAACCTTCTTCTTTTTCTAACTGACTGGGTAAACAATGCAATTCACGACACAATTGCATCTCAATATATTCAAAAGGAACTTCTCTTTTTGTTTGTAATGCAACTATTACTTTTTTGAGGATTCTAGTTTTTTTTTAGAAATATCCTCTAGAATTTTGTTAGCCCTCTCCATTAGAATAGTCAAGTCTTTCAAAGGAAATTGACTTAAAGTAGTTTCATTAATTTCTAGTGTATTTCCTTTCTCATCAGTAAAATTCCATTCTTTAATCAAATACTGCAAAACCAAAATACCCCTATCCATATCTTCTTTCGCTTCAACAATTTTTTTAATTTGACCAAAAAGAAGGCCGTCATACAAAACGACCTTGCTTTCTGGAAAAGAAGGCAAACTTAATTCAACTGTTTTACGAACATCTTTTAAGATTACATTCATGGTTTTAACTAACCTTTAATAACGACCTTTAAGATCTAACAAGACCAAGAACTTGAACTTGAACTTGAGAAACTTGAAGATGAAGAACTGGTTGAACTTGAAGAACTGGAAGAACTCGAAGAACTCACGGTAGCACCAGTATAAGTATTTGTTTGATTTATTACTTTCATCACAATACTTCCATAAGTTGAATCATAATCTCCCACAAAGGTTGGATTTTCAGTAACAAATCCTGCTGGAGCGGTATCTATTCCTCGATCAGTCAAATGAAATTTTGGAATACCAATAATTATTCTTTCTTTACTTGAACCTATTGTATTTCCAGTAAACACAACAACCATTGCTCTTTGTGTTTGATTCTCCAAAGCAGATTGCTCAGTAGTATCCTCAAAAAACAAGGTATAATTGCCACCTAATTCAAACTGTCCCATCGAAATCTGTCTAGGAGAACTAGAACCTGCCACATACTGAGCTTCCGCATTGTTATTTATCGTTAAAGTAAAAGCAGAAAGAGGTTTGGCATCGGTATCACTCGCAAACTTCGCTTCTGCCTCTTCAAAGGTGTCTCCAAAATAGATTTTTGCATCCTTAAATGCTACTACTGTCTCTTCTGTAATTGCTAAAGTTCCAGAACCCGAACTCGGAGCTTGCGAAAGAATACTTGTGGTTAATTCTACCCAACCATCACTAAAAGTAATTTCAGCCGTATTTACTGTTCCATAATGATATTTTCTTACTCCAACTGTATCATTGATATTTAAACAAAAAGTTCTAGGAGGATTTGCATCCTTTCTCCAAATAGTATGTTGATATACTCCACTTCCAATACATTGAGAACTCATACTTCCCAATGCTGGATACAACAAGTAAGGAGCATTTTCAACATCTAAGAGCAAGGTAATATCTCCTTCTCCTCTAGTGCGAGCTACCGTTGAACCCCAAGCTCTTTCTCTAACTCCTTTGGCTGCTTCATCATCAAGAATTTCTACAACATTATGCAGAGTTTGGGTAGTATATGGTAAATATTTGGTTGGAGTATCACCACCTGAACCTGGTGAGGTTTCAATAGCGATTCCTACCCAACCACGACGACCAATCGCAACTGACATAATTCTAATCGTTGATTATTTTTCTTTTTTTTCGACCTTTTGGTTTTAAATCCTGTTTTTCGATTTCAAAAACTTTTAGATTTTCTGGAATCTCTTTTTGAGAAATATCAGATATTTCTTTTTTCGAACACTCTGGACAAGACTTTTTAACATTCTCTGTTATCCAAGGACTATTCAATAGAATTTTACCTACTTCATCTTCAACCTCAACTATTTCATTGGATTCAATTCCAATAGATCTGCCAAAAATTATGAAATTAAGTTTTTTATGATAAATGTTTTTGATTATCATTTTTTTCTGAAATTAATTTAAAAGTCAGAATATTAAAAGAATTACAGTTAGGACATTTGGAAACAATAGTGACTTCATCACCAATTATAGTATAACGGAAAAGTAATTGATGACATTCTCGACCTTTTTTATTCTTGCCTTTGCAACGGAAATCTCTTTTTTCTTGTTTCATATTCAAGGTCTATTTTGAACTCTTATTACATTTAATCTTAAAGTCGCCTCTTTTACCACCCACTGCTCACCTCGCTCGGTGGTTCTTGTCCTTGCAGCATAATCTATTCTTCCAATGTTGCTGATATACCAATTCTTTCCTAATCGCAAATTATTTCTTAAAACATACAAAATAGTATTGGCTTTCAATATTCCATCATTGGTTTTGGCTTCCATTGTTTCAGTGAGATAACGACTCCCAACAACTTCTTCTTTATATTTTTTCAGTTCTTTCCTAGCATCGATTATAAGAATGATATCTATTGTATAAGTCCATTGATCCCTATCAGTATCCAGAATATCAATATCAGTACTGATTGGAGATACACATAAACAAGGAGTTTCACTAAAAGGAATTAAGGCAGGATCTGAGAAAAAATATTCTTTGATAGAATCAGAAAATGTAGATTTCATTAATTCCAAGATTTTTTGAGATGTCTGATACATTTTATCTAAAATTTTTATCAATTATCCTGAATAACCAATTATTAATGATATTATAAATATCTTCTATTTGTTGTTTTTGAAATCGCAATATTACCCTTTGAGGCATTTTTGAAGTTCCTTCTTGATGATAAATTGCATACTCAACTGAATTGAAAACTGAAATTTCTCCGTAATCCTTAGTTATTCTAGGAGATGTAATTTCAAACGAATTAATTAATCTTCGAGTTCTTACCAATATTGGATAAACAAAACCAACTTCTCGCATTTTTTTCTTTTTGGTAACTTCTGCTAAATCTTTCCAATCCCTTCCTTGCATTAAAGAGCCACCAACCGCAAAATTCATAATTGCTTGTTGTCGCATGTATCTAGCAGATTCCTCTAAAGGATCAGAAAGCAAACTGATATCCTTGCTAAAATTTTCAAGTTTCAAAATTAATTCCTTATCCCCAGTTTTTTTGATTTTTATCTCAATCATAATATTTCATTAATTCCAAATCTATTTATGAACTTTGTCTTTAATGCGTAGCTCCTCTTCCAGTTTCGGGATCTGCTCCATGAAACATTTCGTCTTCAAGTGAAAAAATTTCTCCAGTATTTGCTTTATTCGGGTCATAAATATTACTACCACTAACAAGAAAAGCATTGGTTTTGGTACTTATTACATTACCATTATCATCAACTAATTTTAAGGTACCATCAATTATTTTATCTATTAAGAAATAAGCTCTATCTATCATTCGTTGTCCTGATTTTGAAATTTCGATATCAGCTTCCATCCCATATTCTTTTATTAATAACATTCCAGCAGCCAAAAGATTTATTATTTGTCTTGCCAATTTCGGTTTTGAACTTAAAGGAATATCATAAAGAGTAGCTATTCTAGATTCAAATTCATTTTCGGCATCAAGTCGATAATCGGCGATATCCTCATCTTTTATTCCATAAGCTTCCTCAAAACCAGCTTGTTTTCTAATATCATCTAAAGATGTATAATGTTCCGATTCTGCTGCTTTAGTTGCAATAGCATCATCTAATGAAGTTTCACTATCCGTAGTTGAATTATAATAAGTAGCCTTATACCAATTTGAAGAAGTTCCATTCACATCTTCATAAAAAGTGCCATCTGGCCTATCTACTTCTATATCTTTTGTTGCTATGGGAAAACCCCAAGGTCCTATTTTTGAAGTTGAACGATAGAATCTTCTTTGATTATAAAGTATTTTTTGAACCTGAGTTCCTTTCTTGTGGGCAAAACTTGTCGCTGAGCTTAGGGTAATATCTGTCCCTGAAACACTAGCAACCTTTCTGATTTCGGTAGTCTCGTTGCCAATTCTTCCAATAACTAAATAATCATCAGTATCTATTCCCTGAGCATTTTTGACACTCAAAGAAAGCCCTGCATCAGCATTATCAGATAAATAGGTGAGTTCAGTTAATATCGAAGATTCTGTTGGAGCTGAAAGTACTTCCATAAATATTGATTAATTATTATATAATTTTAGAACTTTAAGAATTAAAGGTCAAGGGTTCTAGATATCACTCAACAAAGTTGTCTTCTTGATTCTGATTCGCAACCTTGTTCTTCCTTCCTTGGTTATCAAAGTAGTTTTACCTTCGGAAGTAAGAAGATGCGTCTTTCTTTTTGGATATGGCACTTGGCTTCGTGAAGAACTTGAACTGGAAGAGCTTAAAGAAAAGGAACTAGAGCTGAATGAGGAAGAACAACTACTTGAGGAGCTAAAGGAGGAACTACAAGAACTAGAGGAAAAACTATGACTGCTGGAGAAAGAAAATGAAGAAGAGCTGGAATAACTGAAACTAGAAGAGGAACTGGAGCTTGAAAATGAACTTGAGCAACTTGAGCTGGAAAAAGATGAAGAACAGGAACTTGACGAGAACGAGCTTGAAGAAGAACTACTGAATGAGGAAGAGCAACTCAAGGATGAGCTGAAGCTACTAGAGCAAGAACTACTGCTGAATGAGCTGGAACAAGATGAACTACTCAGACTTGAACTACAGGAACTGCTACTGAATGAGGAAGAAGAAGACGAGAATGAGCTTGAACAGCTTGAGAATGAGCTACTACAGCTTGACGAACTTGAAGAAGATGAACTAAAACTACTGCTACAACTGGAACTACTGAAACTAGAAGAACTTGAGCTTGAGAAAGAATAACTGGAACTTGAGGAAGAACTAAGAGATGAAGAAGAACTAGAACTGCTAGACGAACTGCTGCTACTCGAACTAGAGAATGAGCTACTAGAACTGCTGGAATTACTAAATGAGCTAGAGGAACTTGAACTACTGAACGATGAGCTTGACGAAGAACTGCTGAATGAAGACGAACTAGAACTGCTTGAGAAACTGGAACTGGACGAACTAAAAGACGAACTAGAGGACGAACTACTGGAAGAAAATGAAGACGAAGAGCTACTGGAACTACTGGAAGAACTTGAATTACTAAAGCTACTGCTAGAAGATGAAGAACTGGATGAAGAACTGAAACTAGAACTACTAGAGGAAGACGAAAAGGAGCTACTCGAAGAACTGCTCGAGAACGAGCTACTAGAAGAAGAGGAACTGAATGAGGAACTACTTGAACTACTAGAAAGTGATGAACTGCTGGAAGATGAACTTGAAAATGAGCTGGAAGAAGATGACGAGGAAGAGAATGAAAAAGCAACATTCCATAAATCTACATCTATACAAGTGCTGTATCCTGAATGGGAACTCGAAGAACTAGAGGAGAAACTAGAAGAACTGCTGGAGCTGGATAATGAGGAACTGCTAGAAGAAGAACTACTAAACGAGGAAGAAGAGCTGGAAAATGAGCTTGAGGAAGAACTTGAGGAGAAGGAGCTGCTTGATGAAGAAAAACTGAAGGAAAAACTTGAAGAAGAGCTGTTGCTCGAACTACTGAAACTAGAACTACTCGAGGAAGAGCTGAAAGAACTGCTACTTGAACTTGAACTAAAAGAAGAACTAGATGAACTAAATGAAGAAGATGAAGACGAACTAGAAAAGCTGGAACTACTTGAACTAGAACTAAAAGAAGAAGAACTACTAGAACTTGAAAAAGAACTAGAAGAACTGGAACTAAATGACGATGAGGAGCTACTCGAAGAACTTGAACTGGAAGATGATGAAAATGAAGAAGAACTACTAGAGGAACTTAAGGAAGAACTTGATGAGGAACTACTGGAAGAAAAACTGCTACTAGAACTGCTAGAGGAAGAACTAAATGAACTCGAGCTGGAACTGAAAGAAGATGAGAAACTACTACTTGATGAACTAGAAGAACTTGAAGAACTAGATTCTGCTGGTGTATAGGTGCAGTAGATGGAGTATTTGTGGTCTATAACATCTCCTGTCCATGCCGTAGAATCATACCAATTAGCAGAACCGATAGGAAAGGTGTAATCTTGAAACGTAGTTACCTTTCCCGTCCCCCCACTATCATAAGCAATATCCACCTCCTCATAATTAGTAAGATTTGTTGCATCTCCTGTTGCTGCTAACCAATAGTCACCTGAAGGATGTTCCGAACCATCACTAATAGCTCTATGAGCCCAAGAATTAGCCGAACAATTGGATGAAACAGTCACTTCTTCTTTAACAGAAAAATCTGAGTTAAAAATTGCTGCCTTTACGGGGACACCTCTATCTGCATACTTTACATAAAAAGCAACTTCTGATGGAATAAAGCTACTTGCAATATTAAATTGACTTGCTTCCCCAAAATCTAAATCAGAATAATTCTTATTGTGACATAAAAAAGTTTGGCTACTTCCCGCATTTTCATACCCAAAAGTCGGGTCAACTATTACAGGATAAACAGCATTATCTAAAAATTCCTGTGGTGCGACAATAGATAACTCTCCTTTTTTCTCATCAAGAGTAAAATCTTCTGCTCTAACTTTCCAGCCATTAGCGTCTATCAAATAAGGGTAATATAAATGCCCAAACTTGCCTACCTTATATTTCTCGGCTTCCTCCTTTCTTTTATGAAATGGAGTTTTCGTAGCGTGATAAACCGCATAACTCCCAACTACATTTTCAGGTCTAAAAGCACCTCTATCTTTTTCCTCTTGCGTCAATTCTGGCTGGTAATAAAACTTCAATCCTTTTGTTTCTATATTAAGAACTATCTTGTTTGTTTTGGGCTTCTTTTTAAGGATAACTTCAAACTCAAACCCGCCATCTTCTAATTGCTTTACTTGGTGCTTTCTTCCTTTGATATCAGTTTCTTCAAACTCTCTCGGCTCTAAGGGATAAAGTTCTAATTCATATTCATCTTCCCCAGTTTTCTTTTTTATCTTTATCTTGTTTTCCTCTAATTCATACTCAAACTCGTCTTCTTCTTTGTGAGGCATTTCAATTTTAATAGAACACTCATCGCCCCATTTCTTTAATTTGGCGTGGGGTTTAAAGTCTGGCTTTTCTATATTTCCAATTTCAACTTCAGAATACTTATCGTAATCTATCTTATAAGTCGTGCTATTCAGTTGTCTTATTTCTTTTGACATTGAAGCATGGTTCATTAAGTTTCCGCCTTTTGATAAATACGGTGAGCAACCCAATTATCTTCGTCATAGTATCTCTCTAAATCCGTTGTTTTCTTTCCGCTCAAAGTAAATTCAGTATCAGCAGCAGTTATGCTATCGGAATCCAAGGTTTCCCAAACTCCGTCCGTTCGGTTATATATTTGAAGATAAACAGAAGAAACACTTGGAGCTATGCTTGTCTTTAACACACAAGTGGAAACAATGATATCAGTGTTATTATCGTGCTTATTTTTCCATAGAAATATGGCATAAGGGTCTAAAGTATCTCTGCCGCATTGCTGAACATAAATGTCATCATTATTAGCCACATCCACATATTCTGAAGGAACAAATAAGATATCTAAATCAGAATCATCAGTTGGCAAGTTTAACTTCTTTTCTCGAGAATAAACATGACTGGGAGAAGGAATAGGAATTCCCCAACCTATTTCACAGTCATTGCTTCCAATTCGCCCTATCCAGCACATAGGAATTGCTGCGTTGACTGTAACTCTATCTGGATTTTGAATTTGATAAACAGTTTCTGTATTAATTACAGCATCTGTAGAAACATCAAAAGAACTCGGGTTTGCTCCTAATGAGGGTTCCCAAGTTTCTGGATTGCACCTATGTAACCTATATTTGATAAAATGACTTTCTCTCCAAAAATTGAGCAAAATGCCAGAACCTTGTTCTGTAATTCCAACTCCTCCGTGGTTTTCTGTTTCATTGGTCAGAGTTACCGCGACTCCCCAAGGAGTTGTGTGTCCGCTTAATCTTTCTCTCCATTTAATAGTTCCATCGCTATCTACATAAATTAGAAAACTTCTCTTTTCTCCCATCACTATGCTATGTTCAAGGTCAAATTGAGCCTTACCAGAAGAAGTAGAAGAATCTATTACCTGAATTCCCTTATTTTGTTCATTGCTCATATACTGAGATTTCAGAGCAATTCCTTCTTTATAAACGAATATCACATCATCTCGTTCTGATTCTGATTCGGCTACCGCTCTAACGCTTTGCCCATAAATTGTATCAGTATTGGTATCATCGCTAATAATTTTAGTTCCACCCCATACTGTGATATCCCCTGTAGTGTTTTGAATTTTACAAACAACATATTGAGTTCCTTCGGAATAATCATAGAAAACAGCGGTAGCATATAATTTATTACCAGAAGCCCTTCTATCAGCAGCCAAATTTACCCTTTGATACCAGTCTGGAGAAGTTGCCTCAAAGACTTTTGTAGTATTTGCCCAACTCCAACTAGTTGGGTTTGAAACTTCATCGTCTGCTTCTGCTACATAAGTATCTGTCCCATCTGAATAATGAATAGTAGTTTTAATTCCGTCTCCCATTCCTCTAACTGAAAAATCGGCAATTGTGCCACCAAAAGTGGAAGTATCTATTACCGCATTAGTGTTTTCTATCCAAGTATTAGAAGCCAAATTCTCCGCAGAAATATATTCGAATTTTATCTTTTGTTCAGCAGCATCATGTATTCCTCTCCAATAATATCCAGAATCCTTATCAAACCACATCTTTCTTTGCCAATTCCCACCAAATTGTCTGGCACATTGGGAACTTGAGGAAGAAGAAAAGCTTGAAGAACTACTAGAAGAACTAAACGAGGAAGATGAAGATGAGCTAGAGAATGAACTTGAACTTGAACTCGAACTGAACGAACTACTGCTTGAACTAGAGGAAAATGAACTCGAGCTACTAGAGGAAGAACTAGAGGAACTGCTAAATGAAGAAAAGGAAGAACTAGAGGAAGAACTGCTGGAGCTTGAAGAAAAACTTGATGAAGAGCTGCTGAAAGAGGAACTACTGGAACTACTTGAAGACGAAAAAGATGAGCTGAAAGAGGAACTACTAAATGACGAACTGAAACTAGGACTACTGAGGCTCGAGGAACTGCTTGAAGAGAAGAATGAGGAAGATGAAGAACTAGAACTTTGGGAAGAACTGGAAGAACTAGAAGAGGAGAATGTCTCCTCATTCCCATAAGTTAATAAAGTATCATTTCCTGAATTGTAAGAGGCTTTTATCCAAGCTGGGGTTCTGACGATGTTTGAGATGCGGACTTCGTCAATAAGTCCGAGAAAAGGATATTGAATTTTATCGCTGTAAATTCCGACCAAGCTGGGGTATGTGCTTTCTTTTACAGCCTCAATGGTCGAAG